ATGGGGATTACGTGTGATCGTGGAAGATATTATTTCGTCAAAAGGGTGCCTAAGCGCTACCAGAAATTTGACCCGCGTTCTCGGGTGACAATCGCTCTTCACACGGACAGCAGAGAGATTGCCCTGACTAAGGCGGGGCCGATTGAGGCGCAGCTTTTATCCTACTGGGAGGCTCTGAGGACAGGGAGCAGCGAAGATGCTGATGCGCTGGCGAACGCTCTGCGTGAGTTGGCGCAGGCGAGCGGCTTTAACTACGCTCCCATGGATGACTTGGTTTCCAGCAGTCCTCGCGAACTCATTGACCGCCTGATGAAGCTGGAAGGCGCCTTGGAGAAGGTTGAGGATCCCTTGGTGCCAGCATTGCTGGGCAATGCCAAAATCCCGCCCAAGCAGCTTAGCCTTGCGTTTGAGGAGTATTTTGACTTCACCAAGGACCAACGCGTCGGCATGAATGATGACCAGGTGCGCAAATGGAGAAACCCGCGTCTGAAGGCCGTCAACAATCTTGTAAAGCTTGTCGGAGACAAGCCGATCCTTGAAATCACGCGTAATGATGCCAAGAGGCTGCGCGAATGGTGGGTGGATCGCTTGCTGAACGAGGGGAAGTCCTCCGTCTCTGCAAACAAGGATATCGGGCATCTGGCGCAAATTTATCAAGTGTATGGCCTGATGCACGAGCTGGATCTGGATAATCCATTTGCCGGAATGCGCGTGAAAAAGACAATGACAGCGCCGCGTGCTGCATTTTCTCCAGGCTGGATGCGCAATGAGATCTTAGCAGAAGGGGCGCTTGGCGGATTGAATGAGGAAGCGCGGGATGTTTTCCTGTTTCTGATCAACACGGGCATTCGTCCATCCGAGCTGATTGGGAGTCTGCCTGAGCATCTGATGCTTGATGGCGCCATCCCTTATTTTGAAGTGCGGGCCTATCAAGGTGGCGAGTATCAGCGAAAATTGAAAACGGAGCACTCTGCGCGTGACATTCCGTTGGTCGGCGTGTCATTGGCGGCAGCAAGGAGGCTGAAGGATGCGGGTGGAGTTAAGCGCTACTTCCTGAACTCCGATCTTTGGAGCAATACGGTCAATAAGTATCTGGAAGAGAATGGCCTTCGTGAGAGTGAGCGCCACACTGTTTATTCACTTCGTCATGCGTTTGAGGAAAATCTTCTAGAAGCTGGGGTTGATGAGCGCATCAGGGTTGAGTTGATGGGGCATGCCTACAATCGCCCGAAGTACGGTCCGGGCGGAAGTCTTGAGTTGAAACTGAAGGCAATTCAGAAAATCGCGTTTTAAGTGCCGGGCAGGGCGTAACGCAAAGCCAGATCCATTTCCTTTTGCTGCTTCTCGCGCTCTTCAATCAGTTCGTGCACCCGATTGAAGACAGGCAAATAGTCTGGTCCATAGTTTTTGACGATCGTAGCCGCGATCCCACGTGCTTTGATGAGCTCTTCTATGCTCACCTCTGCATCGTTTTGGGTCGCGGCTTTTCTCATATCAGCACCTAAGCGGCTTCATGCGAACGTGAGGAGGTGTAGCTTTCCATCGCATCCGCCCAGTCCATGGCTGCAATCTCGGGGCTTTTGGGTTTGATGGTCGCTGCTAATGGAATGGTTGGGCCTGTCAGGCTTCGGCGGGAGAGTTGGTTGAGGGCGGTGATTGTGGTGGCCTGCCGGATTTGCTCCAGCTTGGCGCTGTCAGTGCGCGAGATGGTGTTCGGGCGAGGAATGAGCTCACCAAGGGCTTTGGCAAGCTCACAGAGGCCGCCTGAGGGGCGCTGAAGGGTTGTCTGGCCGCTATCACAGTCTGTTTCCACGTAAGCAAGACTGGTCAGGATTACTTGTAGGCCAGAGGTCATCATCAGCGGGCGCAATGGGCGCGGTGTGAACCGGGCTGCCAGCAGATTGAACTGGGCCTGTGAGAGGAAAACATCTGTCAGGTTGGGCAGGGCAGCGACACGGCCCAGAACAATGCCCAGAGACCGCCAGCTCACTTTGGACGAGGCAGGGTGGCTCAGATTGATGTAGCAGCGCTCTGGCAGCGGAATGAGGCTTACGGTCTCTTTCATGATCACCCCCGACCCAGCTTGTTGAGAGTGTGCTGGCACAGCTGCCAGCCGTCTCGATAGAAATCCTGAAGGTTGCGGATCTGCGCCACGATCGCAGTGTTGTCCGCGGGCGTGTCTTTCAGGACCTGTTTCAGGTCTTCTCGCTTCAGCGCAATTTCGCCAAAGCTTGGGGCGATCTGGTCGAGCAGCTTGTGGCCTTGCTGCTCGGCGGTGGGGTTTGTGGGCAATTGTCCTGGTTGCAGGAGTGGGCCGGTGTTGTGTGAAGCAAGTGTCAGATATGAACTCATGCAGAAATCTCCTGAGCGCATGAAACAAGTGACGCGGGCACAAGGGTTGGAGGGAGTGCCCGCGCCTGTCACCTGCCTAGCGTGGGGAGCTGCATGGCAGGTACTTTGGAAAAATGTGTTTTCAGAGCAAAAAAGTTGTCTGATTGATCCTTATAAGAAATTACAAATATTTTGTATTGTCAACATGTATAATACAAAATATTTGTAGCTGAATATTTTTCATTGTGCCGAGATGCTGCAAATTTACTAAAGTTACCCCTAAATTCTAAGGGGCGCTTATGAAAGCTATCGCATTAACTTCATTGATTTTATTTTTGACTACCGCGTACTCGGATGCGTTTGAGGTTATACCTCCGCTGCCGGATGCGACTGCATCCGTTGCGCTTGAGCCTGCAGGGCGTATTAATTCTCCACTACGTCTGGCTATTTCCTGCACTGATAGGATGGTTGCTCAGTATAAATTCTCTATTTTAGGTCTTGGGGTAAATGGCCGTGAAGATATGCAAAATCTGAAGTTCGTGCTCTTCGAATTTCAGATTGATGAAGGGGGAGTTAGTAGCCCGGAACTGCGGGTAGAGCGTTATCTCGGCGACATTGTACTGTCTACTTATGAAATTTATCCAAGGTCCGCCTCTTATCCCGTAAAAGGCTTAAAGCAAGTGCAGGGCGGAATGGAAATGCGGGACTTTTATGGCAAGTCTTTTCTCTACGGTGCAGAGGACCTTGCTGCGGGGATGGGGTACCTAGAGCGAAAGTGTGAGGATTTGAGTTTCTCAAGTCAGCTTGCCAAGGCAGAAACTCCCGCAGATCTACAAAAGCACGGCCTAGTGCCGCTGCATTTCTATATGGGTGGCTACTACAAGCTCAAAGATGAGGGAGATGAAGAGAGAAATGAAGGCGGGGAGGTGTTTATGGTGTTCAGAGAGGTCGGGATTGGTAACTGGACCTCTATTGAGCGGGCAAGATCTCTGACTTCATTGGCAAAGTTAATTAACTCAACATTACCTGAGGTTGACATCGAGTTAACTTTGCTTGCTGGTGGCACCGACCGCATGGCTGCGATGGTGACTTCTTCTGTACTAACCTACTCTGCGAAGTCGGATACTCTCGTGGTGGAGGGTAATGATTTTCAAATAGGCGAAGACTTCTACTTACTCCTACAAAAGTACGTGGAGTCTGATTTGATGTGGCCAGGGGTGTTTAGGAATCAGGAAAAGCGTGAGCTTATATTCAATCAATATCGAGAAGAGTATGGGAGAGATCCGGAGCAGATAAATGATTATGCGATTCAGGAGCTTAAGACTAAGGAGATTAATTTAAGCATGGGTGATGCCCCTGTGCCATTTACTTACAAGCTTGTTCTCCAAGATGCGCGGATGGCGCTCTGTGATGACTTTGTAAGCCTCTGCTTTTAAATATTCAAACTGCATGCATTTTATAACTCAGCCCTTATTCCGTATTTTAAGGGTTGAGTTATGCGTGATGAATGTAGATTGAGACGACTGATAATTATCGCTTATTCGACAGGGCTATCGCTCGATTTGTTAGAGCTGCTCTCGCGTGGCCTGGATGCCCAGGCTTTCGCAATCTTCTGTGGCAATGCCTCAACTCTCCCAATGAACAAGAAGTCCAATGAGGTGCCGTAAGTGTCGTTAATGGCCAGCGCACCCTTGAGGGATAGACGCTGCGTACCATTCTCCCAGTTTGCCATCTGGGTGTAGCTCGCGCCTACACTGCTTGCGAGCTCTTTTGTGCTCAAGTCATAGTATTCCTTGAGCCATTTAAGGCGCTCGGCAACGTGCTTGGTCGAGGATTCTTCTGGTTCTTTCATGGTCTTAAAGATTCCAGATTACAAAAAAATTGGAAGCTTTTTTATTTTGTACTTGTGATGTAACAAAATATTTGTAATGTTACGCGTCATGACCGATGCAAAGCAAGTTCTCCAATCACTGGGCCGCGAAGCTGTTAAATCGGCTTTGGGCGTCAAGCAATCCGCAATTTATGCCGCTGAAGGCAAGGGCGTCTTTCCCGCGGCCTGGTTTGATGCGCCGGACAGTATGGGAGCGTCTCAAGGCGTTTCCGTTCCGCGTACGCTTTTTAATTGGAAGCATGCTTCAGAAGACGGAGAGGAGCGCCGCGATGACACTCCTCTCTGACCTTGCCCGAAAAACAACGCGCGAACCGGCATGCGGCGAGGGCGGTTTGCATCTGTCGCCGGCCATGGCCGTGCTTCCCTTCAGCATCGCGCTCCAGTTTTTCCAAATTCCATTTCTCTGCCTGCATCAGCTCGGCTCCGCTGTTCTGGAAGGGCAGTCTGCAAGACTGCCAAGACGCCGTCAGCGGTTATTTTAAGGAAGGTTTTGCATGTCCCGCGCACGAAACTCCCGCACTTTGCCAGCCTCTGACTATGAGCGGCTGGTGGCCTATTCCAAAGCGCTGGTGAAACGAAATGGCGGCGTAGAAGCGGCCAGTATGTGCACGCGCGTCTCGCCCAGTCAGCTCGCCCGCTATGGTCAGCAGCAAAGCGAGGAATCCATGCCCGTGGATGTGATCGCCGATCTGGAGCATGAGGCCGCTGAACCCATCCTCACACAGGTGCTGGCGCGCATGCGCGGTTATGCGCTGGTTCAGCTGCCACGCGAAGCTGCCGAACCTGACTGGATGGGCAATCTGGGCGAGCTCTCCGCTGAGTTTTCCGATGTGGTCTCCCGCGTGGCCGAATGCCTGAAGGATGATGGCAAAGTCTCTGCCAGCGAGGTCAAAAACCACCGACTGCGCAAGGAAATCGCCGAGCTGATCAGCGTGGCCGTCAAGCTGGACAAAACCTGCGAAGCCATAGAGCAGGGGGAGCTCTCATGATCCACTCCCCAACCATCCGTCGCAGAATTTTGGAGCACAACACCAACCGCATGAGCCACCGCGCCATCGCCCGCATCTTCGGCTGTAGTGAGGCTGAGGTGGGGGATGTGGTCAAGCTCGCCAATGCCGAGCGGATTGTGCTCTCCGGCGTGCCGGTGGTGAAGGGCGTGCCGCTGCACCCGGTGCAGGATCCCGCCCGCAAACTCACCCCGCAGATGCGGCTGTATCAGGCCCTGTCAAAGGAGATGCAAAGCTTTGCCAATGAGACCGCCCAAAAGTGCCATGTGCCGCTGACAAAGCTGTTCACCAGTAACGGCAGAAAGCCGGAAGATGTTCTGTGCCGCGGCTGTTTCTATTACGGCCTCAGCTGCCACTTTGACCTGGGCTATGAGTGCATCGCCACCACCTGCGGCGTCAGCCCCCAAGTCGTCCACCGCGCCGTCCGCCGCTACTGCCTCCAGGTTGGAGCACCACGCCCGAGTGAGTTGGCTGATACAAGGAGGGCTGTGGCGTGAGGGGGTTATTTTATGTCGGTAACCGTTTCTTTGTGAGGCATAGTCGGCTGACCAAATCCGTCAAACCATTGAATTTCTTCGATTTGATCTTTTGGAAACAAGTCGATGTATTCTATTGGAACTTTTGCATCCTTCAAAGTACATCCAATGAACTTAGTGGAGTGGTCAGCCTCAGCTTGGTTAACTCGCAAATCAAGCTTTGCTTGAGTAAAGTCAGTATTCGTAAGATTGCAGTTCATAAAGGTTGTGTACTTGAACTCGGCCTTTCGGAAAACACAGTCACACATAGTACAGCGATCGAAGGACGTCCTGTTCATTACAGCTTCTTCAAACAGTGCATTAGAGAAATTACACTCGATGAAGTCGTTGTTGGTGAGTTTACTCATATTGAAGCTTGCGCCCACATAGCCGGTAGATTGGGACACAAAGTTGAAAAGCCTAAGAGCCAGCAAGTTCGGCTTCCAATGGCGATCAAACTCAGGACCATAAACTCTCTTGAGTTCAGAGAACGCTCCGAATGCATCCAGAATTTCGTAGTTGTAGGGAAATCTTCCCGGCGATTGGTCAAAGTTCATGTCCGCAGCCTTCTTCTCTTGATCAATTTGCTGATAAGAAAGATCGCGGATGTGCCCACAAATAGCTTTTTGGCCAACGATATAAAATTTCGCTGGATCAAGCGAAATGACAGCACCGATGTTGTGTACCGAAGCTTCTCTTATCGGTGCACTTTCCGCACCAATTCCTTCAATGGCCTTTTGAAGACGATCTACATTGTGTCCGTGCTCAACCTGAAACAGGTTTCGATTTGCTGCATCAACCTGTTTAAAAGATGCTTCTGCTTGCCTATGTGCGGTTATGCTTCGCCATACCAAAAAAGGCAAACCAACAACTGCAATGACGACCAAGCCAAGGTTACGAAGGACTTCTGCCCTAGAGGCATTATCTGCCCCCCAATACTCCAAAGAGAAGCTATCAGGGCTTTGGGAGTAGACATTGCTGGCATACTCAAGAGCGATAAAAGTAAAAGCGCTAATTATGGCAATCGCAGCCAAACACACCAACCACCAAGCAAGTTTGGTGAGCACCGCACGCAACATAATCATCATCAATCTCAGCTCTCAAAACAGCATAAAGTAACTGCCTCGCACAGTAAGGCGCCCACCTCTGAGTCTTCAATCAGAGGATGCTGGTCGTCCAATGACAATTGGAGGGCTGCTGCATGATGTTAGGGCGCACGAATGATATTGAACAGCCAGTAGGTCGCAATACCACCGATCGTCAGGCCATAGATGGTCACGGGTTCCGCTGCCCACAACTCAAGAACTTCAACATAGTGCAGAATGGCGATTATAGTGCCAATGCCGATGAAGAGTGCGACCACGCCGACGTTTATCAGGATAACCAGGCTGAGCAGATTGATGATGTTGATCTTCTTAGGCCAGAGCCACACACCAACACCTATTGCAATCGGACTGCCGAGAAGCAAACCCAACCCAAGTATGGGGGGCATGTCATAAAGCTGGCGGTAAAAGAACCAGTAGCCCTGTCCGCCTGCAAAGAACGCGATGACAGCAACATACTTTTTTATAAGAGCAGTCTTGCTCAGGAGCTGATGAGGTTCGTCGGTAGCAGACCCTGTTTGCGTAGCATTGTTAGCAGACATCAATTAGCTCAAAAATTCCTAGGGTTTTCAATGGCGCAACTGTCACTCAGTTTGCGGAGGTATGTCCAGTCGGTCGCCAGTGAAAAGAATTCACCCGTTGCTCTGCCGCACCCAGCTTATGAAGGCGGAGAGGAGGGTTATGGGCACCATGAGGATGTAGACCGCCATAACCATTTGGGTGATGGTCAGCTGGTTGATGGCTTCAATCTCGAAGTCTGCCAGGCTCACGCGGATGAGGGCGATGGCGGCGAACATCTGCACCTGAAAGAACAGGGTGACCAGCAGGGCTTTGAACGGGCTGAAAACGGGCTCTATCCGTGTTGCCAGCCAGTAAACGATAACCGCCCCAATAATCCAGAGAAACCCAGCCAGAAACCAATCCCGCAGCGCGCTACCCTGATAAATCAGATAGACGCCCAGGCTCCACAAATTACCCGCAAAAACAAACCCAAACCCACGCAGTTGAGCTGGCAGGTAGGAGCGGAAAGGTCTTGGTGGAGCAGAGGGCAAGGCAGTCATCTAGCTGTCTTCCTGTTCGGGTTCTCGGATGTCGACTTCTGGCTGTTCGGCATTCTCTGCATCAGAGTTGAGAATAGGCAAGCCATGCTTGGTGGAGACCTTAATCTCATGCCATTGTTGTTGGCTGAACAAATGCCTCCATTTTTCTTCAACGAGAGCGCCAGTGAGTTTTGCATCCTTAAAAGAAGCACCTTTGAGATTTGCTCCAATCAAGTTGGCATTGCAAAGCTTAGCCATTCGAAAATCTGCGTTCCAAAGGTTAGCTCTTCTGAGATTAGTGTCATTCAGAGTTGCTCTTGTAAAATTAGCGTACGCAAGATCTGCGTGTTTCATTTTTGCGCTAGTCAAATCCGTATGCTTGAAATCTGGAGCTGCAGGCACAAACCGTCTCAGCAAAGGAATAGACTGAAAGAAACCGGTGAGGTAGTTATCCGTGCGATTTTTGAGTATGCGCACCACAATTGCAGTCCAAAATATAAAACCAAGATAAGTAAAAATGAGATCAGTGGGGTCGTAAATCCTCCAAAAAGCAACCGGGATAGCCACGATCAAGGGCGAAAATGTTACTGCGATAAACAAAAGTGCTGTTCTCATACCTCTGATAGCATTGGCATACCGAAGATCCGCACCCCGAAAGATAGCAGATGTAAAGTCAGTCCCTTCCAGTTTTGCACGTTGCAGATTTGCGTTAGAGAAGTCGGTCGCAGCGAAGTTGCCCAGACTCAGGTCACTGTCTTCAAGATTTACGCCAGGAAGATCACCCTTCTGAAGTTCAACTCCGATCAAGTTGCTTTTCGGAAACTCGCAATCTCTCAGAATTACACCATTCAGCTCGGGTTTGGTTTCCATAGCGTAGTATTGCCAGACTTCCTGACGAATTGCTCCCAAACAAGCCATCGCCGTGCCAACGTCAGTTGTTCGACTGCGGTCTTTCTGGTCAAGCGTTTCTGCTTTTCCCGAAACATCAGTGAACTGCAAGTTATAGAGCTCACCAATTTCTTCGGTACGGTGCTTGATGAAAGAACAAAGAAGGTCCTGTGCAAGGTCAAAGTAGTTCTTCGGGTCTTGCTCTACCAGAGCTTTCAAGGACAAGGCTCCAGCTTGTCGCAAAATCAACTGGTCATCTCCCAACATGCTCGCTGCTTTTTGATAGCGTTCATTGTTGAGGCCTCGTTCAGACAGGTTGGTCTGCCGTGTACTGGTACGAGTTCGAATAATAGCAAGCAACAAGGCGAGCAACCCAAAAAGGATCAAAGCTGCGTTTCTAAGGACTGCCATTCTATCAGCATCTTTGCCGCCCCAATATTCGTAGTCCAGCAGCCCTGTAGAGACCTCAGAAGTCCAAATAGATACGCTCGCCCAAAAGGAGGAAGAGCTAATGACCAATGCAACGACAGGAAGCAAAAGCAGTGCGATTATGAGGTTGCGAAGCAAACGATAGGCTTGCTTGGTCCTGAAGAAGTACCGCAAGAATTTCATTTAAGTATTCCCGATGCAAATATCTGCAACCTATCCGCGATTCCGGGTGCGTTGACAACAGGTACAAATCAGGCCATGATTCCGCTCAGCTGGTGGTTTGCCAGTGAGCGCGTCACACAAAGGCGTGCGGGGATTGGCCTCCCTTCCTATTCCAAAGGCGCACGCTATGCGCCGCGGCATGTCTATGCCAGCGGCGTTTTGCTTTTATGGCTAGGCGGGCGGGAGCGCTCACGCGCGCCGTTTTCCTTTGGGACGGTAAGGCCAATCCTGCTCGTCTGGCCGCCAGAGATTGGCCTCTCTTGCGGTTGGATACATTCTGACCAAAGGAGATTTGCCATGGTAGTACTGGCAGATGACACGACACGTGCGTGCCGAGACCTACGGAATTCCCTTGAAAATATTGATTTAGCTGTGGCCCAGTTCGGTGCGCTTTTGCACGCCATGTCCGCGCTCGGCAACAACCTGCCTCCCCATCAGTGCGAGGCGGTGCAGTCTATTGTGACCCTGCAATCCCTTCTTTTCACCCACCACAAAGAGATTTTCACCCACACCCAATCCGCGTGGCACTCCACCCGCACGCTTTTACCAACCCAAGGAGCAGCATGATGGCTACCAAGATCGTTCCAGTTGAATTCCAAGGCGACACTCTTTGGGGTTTTGAGCAAAGTGACGGTGTGTTCATTGCGCTGAAGCCGATGGTGGAGGCGATCGGTTTGGATTGGTCCGCACAATACCGGCGCGTCAATCGAGACCCGATATTGAAGGAAGGTATTGCCATCATGGCAACACCTTTGGGTCGTGGCGGCGACCAGAAGGCCATTTGCCTGCGTTTGGACCTGATCAATGGTTGGCTTTTCACCATCGACAGCAACCGGATCAAAGATGAAAGCATCCGGCTGCGCGTGCTTGACTATCAACGCGAGTGTTATGGAGTGCTGTCCCAGCATTTTCTGGGCCTGCGCAATGAGCAGATGTTCTCTGAAGAGAGCGTCGGTAGCGATCTGGGCAGCCAAACTGAGCTGGGCAACAAATCCAGACTGGTGGAGATCGCCAACCGCATCTCTGGCCCTCGTGCGGCCTGCGAGCTCTGGCATCAGTTGGGGCTGCCAACAGTCCCATCCTTTGGCCCCCGCGTTGCTGATGTGCCCGCTGGTGTGGTCATGGAAGCAGAAGACCAACTACGCTCGTTCATCGAGGATGGCTGCCGACTGGATCCAAAGCACACCATGACCGCCCGGGCCATGTTCCTGGCTTACAAAGACTGGGCCCACACAGAAGGCCACCCCATTATCTCCGAGACCGCCTTCGGCCGCGCTATGCTCCACCTCTCACAGGACTACAACTTCCTGAAAATCAAAGCCCGCATCGTGACTTATCGTGGTTTGCGGGTGAAGGAGGTGGGGTGATGGGAAAAGCGTTCGACAACCAATGCTTATGTGATCTTTTCAAGTTTTTTCAATTCTTCAGTAAGTGCCAATTGGCTCTTCCTGAGAATTTTGAGAGCAGAGGAAATTACGTCATCCATGTTTTCGCTGCCATTATCAGGTTGATGAGAGTAGCTGCAAAAAAACTCAGAGCCTTCTTTATAGTTTCCTTTGTCGAAATTAGCTTTCTCCGCATGTTCTCTATTCCCAAAATTGGACCGCAGGGTCACGAAGTCATCAATATCGATACATTGAATAACGTCATTTCGAAGGTGAAAGATTTCGCTCACTTGTGCCATGCGCATTTCGGAAACATAGAGCACATGATCCCAATCTCCATCGAAGAGTTCGCAAAGTTTCTTAGGGGTTATAGATCCAAGTTGCGCAACGGCTTTAATCCATTGGTGCAGTATAACAAGCTGTTTTCTCGTGTCCTTTGCTACTCTTTTCTTGTAGTCCCGTTGGGCTGTTTTAGATTGAAACAGCAACACAAAAATTGTTGTGATCGCAGCAATAGCTGCTACCCAACCACTCGTCGCACCAATCCACTCACGAACCCAATGCTCTTCGGTAGTTTGGATGGTTATAGTTCCTTCTGGAACTCCTCCCGCCCAATATCCGATGACAGATACGGTATAAAAAGAAGCGATGAGAGACGAGGCGATGCCAATCGCGGCAAAGGCAAAAAAGTGCTTCCAGTTAAACTTAGGCATGGAAAGGAACTCACAGTCTCATTTAGGCCGATGAGATATAACGGCAATTCTACTCATTTGCACGCTTCAGTTGAGAGGTGTGCTGCATGACTCTCAAGATAGATCTCCGTAAATCCCCTAGAACAACGGTAGCAGGCCATTCCGAGCATCCTTGCATGGCAGAGGGCTGCACCAACTGGGGCTCTCGTGGGTACACCGTAGATGATGCTGGCAAACGTCAGCAACTGTGGTTTTGTCCGGACCATGCCAAGCAGTATGAGGCGGATGTGGAGGCAGCCAAGCGCACGCCTCCGCCCCCACGACCGCCCAAACAAGGGAGGCTGGTGTGATGCGGTTCAGCGAGGTTCAGGTCGAGAAAATCAAGCAGAGCGCCAATCTATTTGAGCGCATCTGCCAGCACACCACACTGCGCCGATCAGGGCGGCTTTATTCCGGTAAATGTCCGTTTCCGGATCATGATGACCGCAATGCCAGCTTTGTGTTTGATCCGGTCAAAAACACCTTCCGGTGCTATTCTACCGAGTGCGATCGGGCGGGTTCTATCATCGACTGGATGATGGAGTTTGAAGGGTTCCGCTCGTTTCTGGACTGCATCAAAGACCTGAGCGGTGAGGAGCTGGCAAAAGAAATTGTGCAGGACAATGGGTACAAGGGGCCAGCCTATAAGCGCCAGAAGGTGGAAGAGCGGATTGCCACTGACCAGGAAAAGGCGAGGGCGGCAGGCTATCGCATTTTCCAAGCCGGGCGGGCATTGAAAGGATCGGTTGCGGAAACCTATCTGCGCGAAGCGCGGGGGCTGGGTGATCTTGATCTGCCTGAGGCTGTGCTGCGGTATGCGCCGGATCTGCCGTTTTGGGCGGAAGTGCGCAAAGGCAAGTTTGAGGTGGTGCATCGCGGCCCGGCGCTGCTGGCGGCCTTTCAGCACAAAGACAGTCGGTTTGCTGCCGTTCATCAGACCTGGCTGAAACCCGATGGCAGCGGCAAGGCAGAGATTGTGCTGGAGGATGGCCAGCGGTTGCCGGCCAAAAAGATCCGCGGGCCGTATATGGGTGCCAGTTTGCGCCTTGGCCCGGCAGCGCCCGTGATGGGGCTGGGCGAGGGCATAGAGACCTGTCTTTCTGTCATAGCCTGTGGGCTCTCGTGCTGGGCGGCGGGCTCTCTGGGAAATCTTGTGGGGCGGGGCTGGGTGCATGGGATCCGAGAGCCGCACCCCAAACGCATCGGGCATATGTTGCCAACCACGCAGCCGGATTTTGACAGCACTCGGATGGATCTGCCTAACAAGCTGAGATCTGCGATTGTTCTCGCAGATAGCGACAGCAAGGACCTTGATGGACTGAAGGCCGAACTGGAGCGGGCGGTGCGTCGTGCCCGCTGTGAGGGGCGCTCTGCCCGCATTCTGTGGCCGCCTTTGGGCATGGATATGAATGACTGGATCATGATGGAACGGAGGGATGCAGCATGAGCACCATGAAAGCGGCCATTGATGATGCCATGCAGCCCAGTGATGATCCCCTCATCACCCCTCTGTCTACAGAGTTTGCCGATAAACTCTCACGCTGTGCCCTATACGATCAAAACGATACGGGCAACGCCAAGCGGCTTATGGAGCATTTTGGCAGCGAATTTCTGCATGTGCGGGAAGTGGGCTTTTACACCTACAAAGGCACCCATTGGGATCTGACCGGCGGCGAGGAAGTGATGACGCGCTATGCGCAGCGCACGGCGGAGCTGATCAAGGAAGAGCTGGATTATCTGGGCTATGAGCCGTGGGAAGAGCTGATCCTGGACAAAGCCAAGCGTTTGCCGCCGCAGGATGATGATGCGCCGCTGACCAAAGAGCAGGAGGCCATTCTGCGCGATGCGGAAGGCGTGAAGAAAGCGCGCGGCAGCCGGCGAAACGGACGCAAGAAGTTTGCGGTTTCCAGCGGCAACTCCAACAAGATCAAAGGCATGATCTCACAGGCTTTGCCGCATGTGACCTATGCGCCTGAGGAAATGGATGAAGACGGGCTGGTGTTCAACACCCGCACGGCCACGCTGAACCTGCATCCGGAGCCAGATGGGGATGGAGGCCGGGTGATGAATGTGGAGCCGTTGGAGCATGACCGGGCCATGCGGCTTTCCAAATGCGCGCCGGTGGACTTTGACCCGAAAACAGAATGTCCGAGCTGGCAGGCGTTTCTGGATTACTTCCAGCCCTGCGAGGTGATGCAGCGCTTCCTGCAAGTGTTTTCCGGCTACTGCCTGACGGGGCTGACCAGTGAGCAGAAGCTGCTGTTCTTTTATGGCGATGGGGCTAATGGCAAATCCACCTTCGTGGAGGCGATCTGCGGGCTAATGGGCGATTATGCTGGGCAGCTGAACCCGGAAAGCGTGACCGGCACCGGGCAGCGGCGCGGTGATCAGGCAACGCCGGATCTCGCCACGCTGGTGGGGAAACGTCTGGTGCGTGTCTCCGAGTTGCCCAAGGGCGAGGCGGTGAAGGAGGAGCTGATCAAGGCCCTGACGGGCGGCGAGCCCATGCAAGTGCGACGGCTGCATCAGGGCTTCTTTGATATGACGCCGATCTTCAAGGCGATCATGAGCGGCAACGACAAGCCGTTCATCAAGGGCAATGATTATGGCATCTGGCGACGCTTGCTGATTGTGCCCTGGAACGTGCGCATCTCTGAGGACCAGAAGCGGCCCATGGCAGAGGTGCTTGCCGAGTTTGAGGTGGAGCGGTCGGGCATCCTGAACTGGATGCTGAAGGGCTTGCAGATCTACATGGAGGAGGGACTGGATGTGCCTGCTGCTGTGGAGGGGCTGACGCAGGATTACAAGACTGAGCTCGACCCGATCCAGCAATTTGTGGAAGCGTGCATCGAGTTTGCCGAGCCGCCCGGACAGGACGCAGATGAGCCCTCAATCACGGGCAGAACCATGTATGACACTTATAAGAAATGGTCTGAAATTTCCGGTCTAAAGCCCTTTACAGAAACGGCTTTTGGTCGCGAGCTTCCGAAGAAGGATGGCATGCGCAAGGTGATGGGCCGGATCCGCAAATACGCCAATGTGCGGTTCAATCTGCCGCCCGAAATGCGTCCTGATCCGATGGATTGGAGCGTGCCGGGATGAGTGCGTTTCGAGCTGCGAGCGTGCGAGTGTATGCGCGAGGGTTGAGCTTTGGGCCTCGCGCGGATTTCCGGTTTCGTGACAGGAGCTTACGGGGAAGCTGCGCGGGTGCGAGCGTTACTCGCGCACCCGCGCGTATAAGGGGAATTGGGAAAGGCTTTGTCCAAGACAATTAGTTATGTGCGTAATTCCAACTCTAACACTCGTACCCTCGCAAGGGGTTAAACAACAAATTGATTTGATTAATTAAAAGGGCCGCGAGCGTTGTGATTTCAACACTCACATAACGCTCGGAACACTCGCAAAGGTGCAAAATGGTTCAAACATTGCGTTCATCTCCTCAAAACTCAGCTCAGGTGCACAAGGATGTGGCGGCAAAGGCAGAGCGGCGTGTGGTTGATCTGGTGAGCTTGCTGGAATGGGTCTACGCCGAGCAGAAGGCGCATCAGGAACTGGTCGCGGATGACGAAGCCCGCCACCTGACCGTGCGCTGTTCGCTGGAACGGCTTGAGAATGTTCTGGCGCTTGGCACATTCGTGGATGGCGGCGGACGTTCTGGTGCAGATCTGCATCCGGATGCGGAGCTGGTGCATCGCACCGTGATGGACTTTGCGCGCTTGTCCGATGACTGCGCACATGCAGCGGGTCTGGTGATCTACTACGCCTCTCAAATGCTGCAGCCGGAAAAACCTCATGTGAGCGGCAAGCGGCTTGTTGCCGAGCGCAATCCCTCTGGCCGCGTTGCTATGAGCTACTGGAAGGATGGCGAGGAGCTCTTCGTTCAGCCCAACACCAAACTGGCAAAGCCGTATGGATACGATGGCCCGGGCTGCCGGGTGGGTCAGGCCTGTGAGTTGGCGGTCGTCTCAGTTGAAAGTGATTTGGAGGAGTTTTTGCTGGAAACCTATACCTACTGGTGTGCAGGCCTTCAGATGATAGCCGAAGCGATACCCATGTTGAAAACTCATAAAGTCAAAGAGTTTCAAATGCCTGAGTTTGATCGGAGCACCACTGCCAAGAACTTTTTGAAGCTCGATACTTGTAATGACCTAGAGCATTTGACAGCCTAACAGCGACCAGAAAACCGCTCTGAGGGACAACCTTCAGGGCGGTTTTGCTTTGATCAAAGGCTCAGGTGATGAACTTACCTTCTCAGCAATGAGGTGCGAACGTGTTTACCGTAAGCTTTGACACAAGAGACCTTGATGATCTCATGCGTGGGCTTGGCAACTTGTCCGGCGATATCAAAGGAAAGGCGATTGCTCGCGCCCTCAAACACACGACAGCAATTGCCAAAACGCGGGTTGTTCGAAAGTCCGCAGCCTCTACTGGAATGCGGCAAAAGGATATTCGAAGCGTTACCGTTGCGGTGAATACCGGTGCAGATATTGCCAGCGTTATTATGCGCTCTGGTTGGATACCGCTCTACCAGCTGGGGAGCGTACGCCAGACACGGGATGGCGTTTCGGTTCGTAATTGGGGAACACACCAAGGCACGTTCCTTGCCACGATGGCCTCAGGTCATACCGGCGTATTCAAGCGATCAAGCGCAGCACGCCTTCCAGTTCGCGAGCTTTGGGGACCGAACCCCGCCGCCGATGTTCAAAACCACGAAGATGAGTTCATGGATGTGCTCGAAGATGTCGCTGATGAGAAGCTGCGGCCTCGGCTGGAACACGAGATCGATCGGCTGCTGAGCTCCCTTTGAAGGCGCGGCGGCGGCTGAGAAAAAAAGGGACCGTACAAAACATCCTTTCCCCGCGGGGGGCGCAGCTCCCGGGGTTTCGCCAGTTTTACAGGTTGAAAATTTGAGTTGTCAGGGTTGTTAGAGTTGCCAGCAACCGGTTGCCAAGGTTGCCAGAACGGGGGTTTTCAGATGCACGAAGATGCACCACTGGTGATGGCAACATTTGTGCAGGTTGCCGATCGGGACGGGGTCTCCAAATCGGCTGTTTCAAAAAACGTGCGCAATTATGCAGACAACCATAGTTTGCCGGTTGAGCGGGATGGGCGCGGACGGATTACCTGCTTTTCGCTTGCCCACTACGATCACATCCGCTCCCGGTTTTCTAATCCGCTGAAAACAAGCACCAAGCTCCCCGCTGTTCCAACGTCACCAACAAGCCAGCCCGCCGCAGAGGGCAGTATGCCGGCAGCACCCGGTGCCGATCCGCAAAGTCTGAACGAAGGTAAGCGTCAGGAAACATGGCTTAAGGTTCTTCGGCTCCGACTGGCAATGCAGGAGGAGCTTGGAGCGCTTGTACGCCGAGATCTTATGGAAGATGCGCTCGCCAAAATGGGAGGTGAGATCAAATCCGTTGTTTCGCGGCTTCCCAATCGAGCGGATGACCTGGCTGCACGTGTCACCAAGGATGGTGTCCATGGCCTGCGCCTAGCGCTGAAGGATGTTGCCTTTGACGTTGCGCAGGAGATTGCTGAAGCAATGGAGGCTGCGTTTCAGGAAGCACCACAGTTTGATGACCTGCCAGAGGGTGTGGTCGGGGCTGAAGCCAGTGCAGAAGAACTCATGCTTGCAGGGGAGCAACAGGAGGAACTCTAACAATAACAGGTGAGCCATGCAGGGAACTTTGGGAAGTTTGCGAGGTGCACACACAAAAGTTTACGGCGCAGCTCGTCTTGTTACGCGAGTACTTGCTAAAGCGATCCGCCCTAAAAAGCCACTGCCGTTTCATGAGTGGCTTCCCAAAAACATTGAGCTGGTGGACGGTCCAAGACGCGGTGAGCTTTGGAATGCAAAAGACGCTCCTTACTTGCCGGAGATCGCCGCCTGTCTGTCTGCTGATCACCCTTGCAACTATGTGTGCGTGCGCAAGTCTCAGCAGACCGGTGTTTCTATCCTGGGGCTATCCTGGAGCATTTATCTGGCAGAAAACGCACCTGATAACATCCTTTACGCAGTGCCTGGTGATCAGGCGCTGAAAGAAACCAACTCCATGAAGATCATGCCTTTGATTGAGGCATGGGAGAAGCGCACTTCCAAACAAGTGATTGAACCTGTTGCGAGCCGTAGCGGTAAAGGGTCGACCACATATGAAAAGAAATTTCCAGGCGGTGCCTTGTCATTGGCCAATGCCAACTCGGAAATGGATCTTTCCTCCAAGACGATCAAGTATGGGGTGAAAGACGAGGTTTCCAAGTGGGAAGAGACAGACAATGGCGGCGATCCTGAAGAGCTATTCTTTGGACGCTTCACCGCCTTTCGCCGTGAGAAATCTTATAAGATCTTTGCTCTTTCTACCCCGGAACATGATAGTGGTGATGAAGATGGTGAAGGGCCAGGCCATTGCCGCATTGACCGTGACTTCAAGCGTTCAGACCAACGGTTCTGGCACATTCGCTGCCCGTCCTGCGACTTTGAACAACGGCAGGAGTGGAGCGGATTCCAGATAAACCGGGAAGATCCAGAGGAGAGCACCTACCTTTGTGAGGAATGCGGCCACTCCATTACAGAAGCTGAGCGCGTTGTTGCTGTTCGCAAAGGGCGGTTCATTGCTACAAAGCCAGCTGATGGACGCCAGCCGGGTTTCCATGTGGATGCATTTTGCTCGCTGATGATGAGTTACGGCGATATCGCGCGGGACTTCATCAACGCAGAAAAGCGCAGCGAAGCAGCCAAAAAGAACTTCACCAATCTGGTGCTTGCCAAGGCATATGCCATGCGCGGCAATGCTCCTAAGCATGAACGGCTTATGGAGCGGCGCGAGCAACTGGAGCGCGGCAAGATCCCGGCTGAAGGTCTGTTGTTCGTGGCCGGCGCTGATGTGCAGCACTACGGCATCTATGTGGAGGCGGTGGCCTTTGGTGATGACCGGCAAAGCTGGTGCGTGGATGCGCACTTTCTTGAAGGCTCTACGGACGACATCAAAGCAGGTGCCTGGCTAAAGCTGGATGAGTTTTACAAACAGCACTTTAAGGACGCATGGGGCATGGAGCGCCGGCTGGATGGTCTGGCGGTGGATGCTGGTGACAGTGGCCGCATGGAGCAAGTCCTCAGCTGGTGCAGAGCAAGGCCAGATACCTACGCCATTAAAGGTCAAGGGGGACGCGGTGTTCCTGCAATCGGGCTGCCTCAGAAAAAGTCAGTCAACAAGCGGGGCAAGCGCGTGAAGGTACGCGGTTCTCAGCTTTGGCCGGTTGGAACATGGGGCCTTAAGCATGAGTTCTATGGCAGCTTGCACAAGTCTGGCATGGCGGCTGGTGCTGAGTGTGATCCACCTGGTTACTGCCATTATGGGGTCTGGCTGGGTGAAGAGTACTTTCTTCAAATCACCGCTGAGTACTTCGACCAGAAGCTGGTGAAGGGCCGGCTGCTTGAGGAATGGAAGAAGTCCCGAAAAGACAACCACTTCCTTGATTGCCGGATCTACGCCATGGCGATTGCCGAGCATTTGGGCCTGACTTCAAATACTGACAATGATTGGGCGCGGCTGCGCAAGCGGCTTGTACCTGCAAAGGATCTGGATTTGCTCTCACCTGAAGTTGTGAAAGCAAAACAGGAAAGCACACCCTCCGAAAATACAGAGAAAAAGGCAGCTCAAGCTCACGATAAAGAAGGGGCAGAGAGGCAGGAACGCATCAGGAAGAGGCGCGAGAAATGGCGAAACCGTTAAAAGCGCTTGGTCGGTTGTTTAACCGGGGCGGCAATCCTGTTCCAACTGAGAAGGGAGTAGGGCAAGTTGCAGTTCGCAGCCTCAACCGATATCTGCGCGATACCCGATCCAGGGTTCTGGCAACACGTCCTGCACCGCTCACAAACAGCCGGGATGATATTCGTTTGTCCTGGCGCCGCTGCGCCGGGCTGGCTCGTGACATCATTCAAAACTCAGGCCGACTTAAAGGCGCTGTGGATCAGGTGATTGCAGATACGGTTGGCTCTGAGTTGCTGCTCAATCCAAAGCCGGATTTAAGTGCTGCGGGCTATGATGCGCAGGAGACCGCTGAATGGTGCCGGATTGTGAAGCAACGCTGGAAGCGTTTTGCCTGGGACCACGCTGAATGCGATATGCGCGGCAAGTTCACCTTGCCCCAACTGGTTGACTGCTCTTTGCGCGATTACATCACCTTTGGTGAAGTGACGGGTATGCTGGACTATATGGGCAGTGCTCAGCGGGCTCGTTACGGCATTAAGGCTGGAACAAAGCTTTGCTTGTTCTCACCACAAAAGCTGGTTCAGGACACGCTGGAGCATGAACGTCTGTTCCAAGGTGTCTACCATGATGAGAATGGTCGCCCGATTTCTTATCTGATTGAAGAGGCGAGAAACGGTCAAACAGTTAAAACGAGATATAGCGCACGCGACCTGGCTGGGCGTGTTCAGGTCCTGCATATCTTTGATCCCACATGCGCAAGTGACGTGCGTGGGATCTCTGTTTTGGCCTCTGCCTTTAGAAAGCATATCCAGCACGAGATGCTCGAAGATGCCACGCTGCAAACGGCGATCCTGCAAACCTTGTTTGCCGCTGTTTTGAAAAGCGAGCTGCCATCAGAAGAGGCTTTTGCTGCAATTGATGCGATGCAGGACACAGATGCAGGCAAGGAGTTCAAAGAATCCTTTTCTGATTATCTCCTTGGTGCCTTGGATAAGTCCGCTGAAAGCTCTGTGAGTTTGGGGAGTGATCCCACAGTGTCACATATTGCGCCGGGTGAAGATTTTGAAATCAAAACGGCTGGAACGCCAGGGCCTCATTACTTGCCGTTCTCAGGTTCACTTGGGCGGGAAATGGCGCGGGCGATCGGGATCACCTATGGCGGCTTAACCATGGACTATTCCAACGCCACTTACTCCAGTGTGCGGATGGAAAATGCAAGCATCTGGCCGGTAGTGACCCGGCGGCGAGAACGCATTGCTGCACCAACCTATCAGGCAGTTTACGAAAGCTGGCTTGATGAGGAAGTGGGTGAGGGGCGTATCCCGTTCAAGGGCGGATATGAAGCTTATTCTGCTTTACGCGAGGAAGCATCCTGGGCTCAATGGCAAGGCCCCGCCAAGCCAACGGCAGATGATGCAAAAAGCGCTAAGGCGTCCAGCACACGGTTGGAGAATGGCACGTCATCCCTTGCTCACGAATGCTCTGAAATGGGCATTGATGAAGAGGAGCTGTTTGAGCAGCGCCTTTCTGAGCACCGACGCTATCTGGATGCCGGCATGCGCTCGCCCTATGAGCCAAAGACTTCGCAGGTAGCGGAAGTCAGCCGTGACGAAACGCAAGGGGCTACCGATGAGTGATCAGGTCAAAATCGGTTCTGACATAGTTTCCATCAATCAGCCTTGTGACGTTGCAACGGCTCTTCGCAAAATTGAGCTTGTTGTTGCTGCTGGTGGTCGCCGGGAGACCGTCCGCTTCGGGCGGGATGAAGTGACCTACTCAGCTGCCAACCTGCCAGCATTGCAAAAGCTCATTGCCAAGTATGAGGCCAAATGCAGCCTTGCAGCTGGCGGCAAGGTTCGCCGCCGGGCTCGCTCAGTTCGCTGGTGCTGAACTCAACTTTTAAGGATTTTCAAAAATGCCTGATATTTATCACGGGGGCGAGCTTCTCCTTTACGGGGACGTGGGCGCCTTTGGTTGGGGGGATTACTTTACCTCTGCTGAAGTAAGGAAAGCACTTGCGCACCATGGAGGCGATAATCCGTTAACTGTTCGCATAAACTCGGGTGGTGGCTATGTTCGCGAGGGGAATGGGTGTTTCAACGCTCTGAGAGACCACAAAGGCAAGGTCACCGTTTATGTCGAGGCAATGGCCGCGTCTGCAGCCTCTATAATTGCAATGGCTGGTGATGAGATTGTCATTCGAACCGGTGCGGAGATGATGGTTCATGAGCCCTGGAGTTGGGGCGAGGGGAATGCCAAGGCTTTTCGTGATCGCGCGGATAAGCTGGAAAAAGATGCAGCTGCCATCGCTGCAATTTACGCTGTGAGGACAGGTAAAACCCAAGAAGAAATCCTTGCCTTAATGGAAGCCGAGACATGGATGAATGGCAAGGAAGCGGTGGAGTTGGGATTTGCATCATCTGCTGAAGGCAACCTGGCTGAAGATTATGCGCCTTTCAATTATTGCCTATATCGCAATGCCCCCGAAGAGTTGAGAAATCTCTCAAAAAACATGAACTGGAGCGTTGAAGCACAGCGCTCTCCAGCGGCATCCGTCGCACAACAGACTGTCAAACAGGAGATACAGCCGATGACGACACAACCTGCGGCGGGTGCCGACTCCGCCAGCTCTACGACAGACCATACGCAGGCCAATACTGGTGATGCTCAAACAGCAGAACGCGAGCGCATCGGTAAGATCCTCAACTGCGAGGAAGCTGCAGGACGAACTGAACTTGCAAAGTACCTCGCGTTTGAGACCTCAACGAGCTTTGAGGAGGCTCAAAAGGTGCTTGCCAAGGCTGCTAAAACGGAGGGAACTGAAAAGCCTGAAGATGATGTGCCCAACACGCAGGCAAGTACCTATGAGCAGGAGCGGCTTCGTTCAAGCAATCAAGCCAGCAATTACGGTTCTCAAAAGACCACAGCAACCGCAACTCTCAACCGCGCCGACATTTTTGCCGCACGCAAGCAGGCATAAGGATTGCACGACATGGAAACGAAAGTTCAAGGGGCCCGTAACTGGGCCTTTTTGCTGTCTGCTGCTCATGGAAACTTGAGCACGGATACGATCACCCTTGCCAGCGGGCAGAACACTTTGGAAGCAGGAACCGTGCTTGGCAAGTTAACTGCAGGTGGTGAGTACGTTACATCACCGACAGCTGAAGAAGCCGGGAAAGAAGGCGCTGAAACAGCAACGGCCATTCTGGCAATTCGAACAGATACAGCCTCAGGTCCAGTCGAAGCACTGGTGGTCAATGGTTTGGCTGAGGTGAAGTCTGACTTGCTGATCTTTGACGACAGTGTTGATGATGCCACAAAGATTTCTGCCAAACATGAGCAGCTGGCTGCTGCTTTCATCAAAGTTCGATAGGAGCAGCGATAATGCCAGGACTAGATATTTTTAATGATGATGCTTTCTCAGTTCAAAACCTGACGGCAACTGTAAACCAAATGCCTTATCGACCTGGACAGATCAGTAAATCTGGTTTGTTTGAAGAAGACAGTGTAACCACCACGCTGGTTTCAGTTGAGTTGAAAGATGGGAAACTGGGACTGATTGAGCCTTCGGCGCGTGGTGGCCCCGGGGAGACAACGAGTGATGACGATCGCAAGTTGGTTCCGTTTGAGGTGGACCATTATCAGCGCGATGATGCGGTAAAAGCAGATGAAGTTCAGAATGTTCGAGCCTTTGGCAGTGAAAACGAAGTTGAGCAAGTTCTGGACCGTGTGACATCCAAGATGGATCGCCATCTTGCTGATTGTGATATGACGATTGAACATCAACGTGTTGGGGCGATTAAGGGCCTGGTAAAGTCCAGATCTGGTGCAACACTGCATAATCTTTACTCGCGCTTTGATATTGCTGTCCCTGCTGCCATTTCTTTGAATCTGGGCAACGAAGATGCCAAGGTGGATGAACTCCTGGCCACTGATGTTCAGCATTCGATCGAAGACAGCTTGGATGCGTTTTATGATGGTTTTCACGTCTATACGGGGCGTGAGTTTCATCTGAAGCTTTGGGGCCACAAGCGCATCCGAGAAACGTTCCTTGCAACATCAGGAGCAGCTCGGCTTCGTGAGGCTGTGCCTGATACCTTCACCGTTGGTAGCTTTACGTTTGAACGTTACAAGACAGGCGCTGGCGCCAGTGCTAATGCAGGTGGGGCCTACATTGCTCATGATGAGGCACGGGTGGTGCCCGTTGGCGTTCCTGGATTATTTATCACGCGCTTTGCCCCAGCTGATTACATTGAGACAGTGAATACTCCTGGCCTGCCACGCTACGCCAATCAATATGCTCTGCCCAATAATAAAGGGATTGCTTTGGAAGTGCAGACCAATGCCATTTCACTTTGCACTCAGCCGGCAGCTCTTCGAAAGCTGACACTGTAAAGCTCCTTCCAACTACATCTCATTGAAAGGTCTGGTGGCAGTATTTTGTCGCCGGACTTTTGGAGTACGTCTATGTCGAAGAAGAAGAGAATTTCTCTCCATAGCTCTACCATGTTGAATGGCAAGGCAATGGGGAAAGAGGAAGACTTTCGTCAGGATCGTGACAAGCCCTTTCTTGCCCCTGAAGGTTATGCAGATCATCTGCTTGCCGAGGGGTTTGCTTATGTGCCTGACAAAACCAAGAAGTCGCAGGAAACTCCTACGAACTCTGGTTCTCAGGGCAGTAAGTCTCCCAAAGACCCTCCTGCAGGCGATGGCAAGAAGCCCGATGATCAATCCGGTGCCGGTGATGGCTCTGGTGGATCAGTTCAGGACTGATCATGTCAGAACTTGATGACCTTCGGGTCGAACTCACCGATGCGGTGGATGACGTCATGGGAGAGCCAGTTTTACTGGCTTTCCTTGACGGGGAACAGCAGAGCGATCCTTCCCGCGAGAATGTAGCAGTAGATGCGGTTTTGCGGTGTGGCGCCGGGCATGTGTTCAACCTTTCCAAGGGATCGAAAAAAGAACGCACCAGCCTTTCTGCAGAGCCTTCCTTTTTGGAACTTGCCCGCTCTGACTATGACGGGCCGATGCCCAGGATCGGGGACAAGGTGCAGGCCCTAGCACGTGCTGGCAAACCGTGGTTTGAAGTCCTTGATGTTTCTGATCGGGGCGCTTCCCGCATCATCTTAGAACTTGGAGAAGCCTGATGTCTCTTGCCCGAATTGCCTTGCGTCACTGCGCGGTGGAGGCGCTCAAAGCAGCTGGAACGCTGGTCGGTAACAATATTCTTGATAGCAAGGTGGCAGCGCTTCAGGTGAGCAGCGATGGAAGCTTGCGCACCGATGAAGAAGGGCCGTTTATTGCCGTCTATACGGATGTTTCCAAATCGGGCGAGCTGAATGGTCGCTCATTGCGCACCAACGGCTATCTGGATCTGGTCTTTAATTTCGGCATTACAGCCGCGATGACCCAGACCAATGATAAAGGTGAGAGCGTTGTGGTTGGTCTGGAGGTTCCGGCAACCAGCCCCAACTTTGAGTTCTTTCTTGATGCTTTAACGCGGCAAATCAAGTTCACGCTTCTTGATCCGCTCAACCCATGGTCTGAGTTGCTTAAAGGATTTGCTCCCGATTTTAAGGCATGTGAAGAGATGCGCCATGGCAACGCCCGCGATGGAGTGCGGTTGGTGAGCGGTCAGTTGCGACTGACCGTTGAGCTGGTTGCAGATCCGGTTCCCGGCGCAGTGCTGCCTGAGACCGGGATCTGGAGTCGGTTTCTTGCAAAGCTTGCAAAGTTTACTTGCCTGGGATGGGCAAGCAAAGGAACACCAGCTGCTTGCACTTTATGGCCTGACGGGCCTTGAAGCTGATGCTCTGCACCTAACCAGTGCATCTGTGCTCAATCGTTCTGCCGTCTTTTCCGATGATGTACCGGAGAGCACTCATAGCGCCGGTTCCCCCTAAAATGGAGCATCCGCAATGGCGCAGGACATGCCCGACCTATTTGCCGAGCTGCATTTTGAAGTTGCTGAGATCAAGCGTCGCCTGGCTTCGCGTACACGGGAAGGGGTGATTGCTGAGGTTGATGCGGCTAGAGGAAAAGCGCGGGTCAGACTGACGGATTCTGATAGTCCCATGCTCACAGGTTGGTTGCCATGGACGGAGCCAGCAAGTGGGGCAAACAAGACCCACAATCCTCCTTCAGTTGGTCAGCAGGTCACAATTAACAGTGAGAGCGGAGATTTAACCGATGCTCGCATTGGGGCCGCGCTTCCAAGTGAAGGCAATCCCAGACCGAGTGCCAAAGGGGATGATTATGTTCTGGCGCAGGTTGGGGCGACAAAAGTTATCGTTTCAGGTGGCGGTGAACAGCTCAAGCTCAGCGTTGGGAATGCCGCCATAACCTTGGTTGATGGGCAGATGACTTTCAGCGTTGCTGGCACCTCTATCACTTTGAGCCCATCTGGTATCACAACCGCAGGCGATGTGGATCTGAACGGCGGTTATGTGAAGTCTGAGGGCACCACAATCGATCACACTCACATTCATTCTGGAGTTACTCCTGGTCCATCTAACACCGGAACCCCTGTCTAATTGGAGAACACTATGGAAAAGAAACGCTACCGTGTTTTGCGTGAAGGCTTCTTGCATGGAACCTATCGCCAAAAGGGGGAAGAGATTGAGCTGTTTGAAAAGCAGGCTCAAGTTGACCTTCCACCCCTTGGCACCCGGCTAGAGGAAGTGAAGAGCAAAGCGGCAAAGTCGGCATCCGCTAAAGGCAAGGCCAGCTCTCGAAAAGTTGGCTAGAACATGGCCGGTAAGGACTTAAGTGAGACAACAGGCGGTGAAGTCTCTGGCTGGGCTCATGTGGTCCAGTCCATCAATCGGCTGTTTTCTACTCCCAAAAACACGCGGGTCTTCCTGCGTGAGTTTGGGTCTGATCTGCCTAGCCTTGTTGATGTTCCCTCAAATGATGCTGGCATTCTGGCGCTGTTTGTAGCTGTTGCCACAGCTCTGGAGCAATGGGAACCAAGGTTTTCTTTAAGCTCTCTAAACGTATCGCAGGCTGAGCCTGGCAAAATCCTCTTGAACCTGGTTGGAACCTATCTGCCAAGAGGTCATCACGGCGACACCACGCCGGAGGGTGACGAACAAGTCTTATCTGTGCCGATTACTGGCCTTTAACTCCCTACATCAGGAACACGCTATGAGCCGCTATGCTGCGCTTGATCTGGCAACATTGCCGGAGCCCTCCGCTGTGGTGGAGCTGGACTATACTGCTTTGCTTGAAGCTCGTCTTGCAGAGCTGGACGGTCATTTGCGTGACGGTCGTTTTGAGCAGGCTGAAGCTGATGAGATCATGGCTTTGGCACGCTCCATTGCAGCATCGCCCGCCCGCTATTTAAGCGAGGCGGGGGCGTCACGCGAGCTTTATATGAACGCGCGCATCAATGCGGCGGTGAGATCCGTTTTGCTGGCAACGGCAACCGGATCTGATCTTGATCACCTGGGTTCAGGGCGAGGCGTTGCCCGGCTGGTGCTGGATGATAGTGACCCTGAAAACATCATTTTTGAGGATGATGAGAGTTACAGGGCGCGCATTCAGCTGGTACTGGAAAGTTACTCTCCTTATGGGCCGGAAGGCGCTTACGTGTACTGGGCTTTGCAGGCTTCTGGTGATGTGCTGGATGTTGTGCCTTATGGGCCTGATGACAATCTGGACCCACCAATTGCGCCCGCTGAACCTGTGATCTGTGTTCTTTCCAGAACTGGAGACGGGGCTGCAAATGAAGGTCTGTTGGAGAGTGTTTATCAGAACCTGAAATCAGATAAGCGCAGGCCGGTGGGTGATAAGCTGACGGTGATCTCTGCAACGCCTGTTCACTATGAAGTTGAGGCAGAGCTGCAAGTTGTTTCAGCTGCAACGGCCTCACTCGTTGAAGAGCAAGCGCAAGCGACCTTGCAAAAGTTCATCTCAACCCGCTTGGCAATCGGTCGCCCGCTTTACCGAACCACCCTGGCAGCTGCTTTAAAGGTTGACGGCGTGGAAGAGGTGATTATCACCAAGCCTGCAAGTGATGTGATGGTTGGGCCTTTTGAAGCGCCGTATGCGTCTTCTGTGAAACTTACAGTCAACTCCATCACCGGAGGCTGGCGCAATGTCTGATAAGACTTCCCGCCAAACTGTGTTGCCTCCCAACTCTTCAGCTATCGCGGTGGCGCTGGATCTTGTCGAGGATCGCATGTCTGGCCTTCCGGCTGAGGTCATCCGTGATTGCCTTGACCCAATGAGGGCACCGGCAAGCCTGCTCGATCATCTGGGCTGGGAGCTGTCTGTTGATGTGTGGGACCGGGAATGGCCTGAACAGGTCAAGCGCCGGGTACTCTCCGTCTCGGCAGAGGTGCACAGATACAAAGGCACTCCATACTCAATCAAGACTGCGCTCAAGGCTCTTGGGGTAAGGGCGCGCTTGCTGGAGTGGTGGCAAGAGGGCGGCTCGGGTGTTCCTGGCACGTTTGAGATTACCGCTTATGCAAATGAGCAAATCTTTGCTGATGGGCCAGTTCTGGATGCGCGATTGCAAAAAAATATCTTGAGCACAATCTCTGCAACCAAACCCATATCACGCGGTTTCAGTTTCCAGATTGGAGCACAGTTTGAAAGCTCGCTCAGTATGGGACTAGCAGGCCGGTCCAATGCGTTTACACAGCCCATGGGGGAAACGGTTCTTCCTCAAAGTGGGGCAACTATAGGCGCTGAGGCAATGACATGCAGCGTGGCTTTTATAGCAAAAACAGCTGAGCCGGTTTTGCCGCAGATGGGGGCAGCGTTTGGCTGCGGGGCAACTGCGCGCGGCCATTCATTTCTTTCACTTCATGGAGAGTTTTTGATATGAGCCTTAAGGCCATTAATCCGACACTTACGCGCGCTGGTATGCGATCCATTTTTGAGGCGTCAGATGCTGGTCTTCATGCCAGGATCACACATCTTGCTTTTGGCACTTCGCGCTACACGCCAACTGGCAATGAGAACAACCTGAAGTCAGAAAAAGCTCGTGTTGAGATTGTTGGGTCTCGCTATCTGGATGATTTTCAGATGGAGATCACAGCCAAGATTGACGGAGACAGCGGGTTCACACTGGCAGAGCTGGGCGTCTTGTTAGAGGACGGCACTTTGCTTGCTGTCTGGTCTGATCCTGAAACGCCTTTGGCTCAGTACACTCCTGGCGTACCGATTGCGTTTTCCTTTGTTCTGGCGCTTGCCGCGCTTCCACAAGGTGTTGTGGAAGTGACAGGTGATGTGGACCTGCAACTCTTCTTTGGAGAAGAATTTGCCGGGTTTGCCTCTGCGATCCTTGCGTTGCAGTTGAACAGCTTTCAACAGCAAGAAATTTCCCGTGAGTTACGCCGAGATCTGCGGATTGCCCGTTCCAGCAGGGATGAGCTGCAACGTCGTCTTGAGGTTCAGGAGCGCCTTTAACAAAGCACTCAATGTCTCCTCAAAATTTCAACTCTAAGAGTATTCGATTGAAAGGATCAGTTTAAATGAGCCTGACACAACGTCTGAATGAGGTGGTGCAGGCCACCAAAGACCTCACCCAAGCCGTCCGGGAAACGTACTCCAAACATGATGAGCAGATCGAAGAGATTATGAAGGTTGCGCCAGACCTGCGCCGGACCTTCTACGTGGATGCCGTAAATGGTGACAATAGCAATGATGGAACACAGGAAAATCCGCTCAGGACGCTTCGCAAAGCCTTTGACCTTGTGCCGCGCCATGGCAGAGGGTTCATTTACCTTCTAAGTGACTATCATATGAATGAACCGGTCATTGCCAGAGATTGCCATATCAATCTGTATGGTGATGAGAGCAATCACCGCAAGATTACCTTTGGATCTTACATCCATGTCAGTGGGGGAGAAGAATCCACCGCGCTCAACGGTTTCCGATGGTATGGCTCAAGCTACATCAATTTCTGCTTTCTGGACTTTAGGTTGCCAACAGTTCCACCAGAATATGCAGGCCTTTCCTCAAGCTCCTATCTGGCCCTTGTTTCGTGCTCGACGTCTGTTCACACGGGCAATCAGGGTGTGACGTTCCGTTTTGGAAACATTCACATACCCACAGTTGAGGAAGGTACTCCGGCAGGACACATTCTCGCACACTTTGGGCCTGTTGGCGTTTTCTTCTCTGCCATGACAGCCTCTGGCGCTAATCTTAAAGACCATATCAGCAGGAATGATAATCCGGCTTCCTACGTCATGAACATCCCACTTGATGAACTGCCCTAAGCTTCTGCCACATTCCTATTTTGACCCTCTATCACGAGTGTAAAACCATGTCTGATTACTATGAACAACCTGAAGGCCAGAGCCTCAGTCTGAAGCATGCAGGCCGATCGTTTATTGCCTGGAGCGAAGCCGATTTGAAAGCTGCTGGTGTGCCTCAAGCTGCCATTGATGGAGCTAAAAAAGGAGCCCGTCTCACAACCATTAAAGCTGAATGCCGCAAGCGCATTTATGCGCAGGCCAGTGCAGAGACCCAAATGAATATGGCGACAGCTGCTGCTGCCGTTGCCGGTAAAGTACACACTGAACGAAGCGCGGAGGAAGCGGCACTTCTAACCAGCACAAAGGCTGCACTGGATTGGGTGGGCGCTATGCGGGCTAAGGTGGTTGAGCTGGCTGAAGATCCAGACATCAACTTCACGTTGGATGCGAGCTGGCCGGAGTGCCCGCCTGAAGTGGTTGCGCTGACAGAGCAGTTTTAAGTCACTTCTCTTCCCTTTTGAGTTTCATTCGTATCCGGTCCTGTGAGGCCGGTTTTTTTATGGAGAATTGAATGGCTGATGTCAGCTTTCACCACGGGGTGCGGGTCTTTGAATCTGCTGAAAACCCCATTCTCATTGAGATTGCCCAAACCTCGACCATTGCTCTGATCGGCACTGCTGAAGGAGCCGATGCTGAAACCTTCCCCCTGAATGAACCGGTGTTGCTTTTGGGGGACCAGAGCAAGGCAGCTAAGCTTGGGGACGGCAACCTGCGCGATGGTGTTGATGCGGTGTTCAAACAGGTGGGAACCTACGTGTTTGTGATCCGTGTTGCGGAAGGGGCAGATTCTGCCGCAACACTTTCCAACGTGATCGGTGAAGCCTCCGCGCTCACAGGCATCCATGCGCTCAAAAAATGTCAGCCAGCGCATGGTCTGATACCGCGCCTGATTGCCATTCCTGGCTTTACGGGCAGCTTTGAAGATAAGGGCCTGCAATCCATCAATGTGACAAATGGAGGTGCCGGTTACACCGATACCACAACAGTTACAATTGCAGGTGATGGCACCGGGGGAGAGGCAATTGCAATGGTCTCGGAAGGGGCAATCACTGAGGTGGTGGTTACTAAGGCTGGTTCTGGTTACACCAATGCGACAGCCACCTTCGCCGGAGATGGCAACGGAGCAACTGCGACCGTTAATATCGGTGCGGTTGGTGATCCGGTGATTGCCGAGCTTGGCGGTGTTCTTAATGAACTTGAAGCGATCGGCCTTGTTGATGGGCCTGATAGCACTGACCAGGACGCGGTGAACTTTAAGAAAGTAAATGCCCACCCGCGTATCTACATAGTCGATCCGAAGGCTGGTGATTGGGACACGGATATCAACGCCAACCGGTTTAAGCCAGCGGCACCTTATTTTTGCGGTGTGCAGGCGAGAACTGACCGCACACATGGGTTTTGGTGGTCGCTCTCCAACAAGCCAATCAACGGCGTGACGGCGGTATCTCGCCCAATCGCATATGGCCCTCAGACCGATTATCTCAATGAAAACGGCATTGCCACCATCATCAATGATGGGGAAGGGTTTAAGACCTGGGGTAACCGGCTTTCTGGTGGGGATGATCTTTGGCGGTTTATGGCGGTGCGCCGTACCGCTGATTTCATCAATGATGCCATTCGTAGTGCTTACATGGAGTTTGTCGACAAGCCGTTCTCCAAAGCCAACCTGCGGTTCATGGTTGAGAGCGGGAATGCCTTCATGGCCAAGCTCAAGGCAGAAGGGGCAATCCTTGGTGGCCGGGTCTGGCTGGACATGGAGCGCAACACCAATGAAGCCATGGCAGGCGGCAAGATCACACTGGCGGTGGATTTTGAGCCGCCAGCTCCCATGGAAGACATCCGCTTCATCGCTCACCGCAACATCACTTACTACACCGAGCTTTTGAACGGTGTTCTGACCACCTCCGTTTAAGGAAATCCCATGAAAGAGACCCCGCAATACATCTTGCGCAACTGCACCATTTTCGTGGATCGCGATTCCAAAGTGGGCAATGCAAGTGAAATCACCATTCCAAAGCTCACGGTGAAAACTGAGAGCCTGCGCAATGCTGGCATGATCAAAGAACGTGATGTAGTCCTTGGCTATGAGAAGCTGGAAATGAGTTTCAAAATGACGGCCTTTGATCCTGAGACGTTGAAACTCTTCGGGCTAGCTGCTGGGGTTGAGAAGGACTTTCTTGCCACCGGCGCGCTTGTTGATGAAGACGGCACCACCCATAGCGCAACCTGTTACATGCGCGGTTTCCTGCGTGAAGTTGATGCCGGTGGCTGGAAGCCTGGCGATAAAGCTGAGACCGATTACCAGGTCTCTGTCCATTCAATGAAACTGGAGATCAATGGGGCTCCCATCGTTGAGATGGACGATTTCGACGTGAAGATTGGCGGTGTGTCGCAATATGACAGCATCCGCAGCGCTCTCCAGCTGTAAGGGATCAAGATGAATCAGATCACCGTAAAACTACAGGTGCCCGTTGAGCATGACGGGCGGACCTACAACGAGCTGGTCTTCCGTGAACCTACAGTCGCAGACATGATCACAGCAGAGAAGTTTGAAAAAGAAACTCTGGAAAGCAATGCAGTGTTGCTGGCGGCTATGGCTGATGTCAGCCTTCCGGTCATCAAGCGCCTGAAAGTTTACGATTACAACGCTTGCGATACGCTCACAGTTCCATTGTTCCTTCCACCAGACAAAAGGCCGGGTGAGGGTGAAGACCCAAACGTGGAAGCGGTGACGGAAAAGCCCTAAGCTGGCTCCAGGTGGCGGCAGAGATTGCCGCCCACCTTTCCACTCCGCTCAGCCACGTGGAACAACTGTCACCGCAAAAAGCCATCGACTATTTTTATGAAGCCCAGAGGATCAAGCGGGAAGCTTTTGAGACCTCTCTGCGGTAATTGAAGCAAACTGGAGCACGCCATGCGCAAAATTGAAACCCAATTGAACCTGCGCGTGGTCTCCAATATGACCCGCGAGTTTCAAAAGGCCACGGGTGCAAGCGCGCAGGCCGCTAAGAAGTTTTCTGAACCCTGGGTGCGTGAGGTCAAGGCCCTTAACAGCAAAATGAACCAGCTCGGCGACTTCAAGAAGCTGGAAGGCCAGCTGGACAGCCTGAAGAGCAAAACCAAAGCAGCTTACGACACGCTCTCAGGACGGCGCGAACAGTTGGCTGGTTTGAATAATCAGGCGGCGTTACTGGCCGGATCTTATGAAGCGGCAAGTGAGCGGGTGAGGCAGCTTGCTGACCGCATGCAGCGCCTTAAAGCTCAGCAGGCTGAAACCAGCAAACAGCTGGCGAGCAATCAGGCAGCGCGAAAGGCTCTGGAAGAGCAGATGCGCGCAGCCAAAAAAGCCAAAGAGCCGATTGATGGCCTGAAAGCTGCTATTGCCGAGTTAAAGGCAGAAGAGCAGGGCCTGAAAGCAACTCGGGCTGCGCAGAAAGAACAGCTGACCGCGCTTAATACTGAAACTAACGAGGCTGGACAGGAAGCCAAAACCCTTTCCAAGCAGCTTGCCAGCACAACGCGCGAAGTTAAGAAAGTTGGCCGGGCTTATGACCAGGCCGAGGAGGGTGCTGAAAAGCTCTCCAGAGAGACCAGGAAGGTTTCCAAGTCTCTTACAGACATGAAGGCTGGTCTGCGCTCAGCTGGCATGAACGTGAAGGACCTGACTGCTGAAGAGCGTAAGCTCGCCGCTGCAATGGATAAAACCAGTGAAGCGATTGATGCGCAAAATACCAAGCTCTCTCAGCAGAAGAAGGCTGCACAGGTACGCGAGCAAAAGCAGCAGGCTATGAAGGGTAAGGCTGTTAAGGCAGCAGCTGCTGGTGCTGGCGGTGCCGCCGCTTTTTATGCCAGCCGAAATGCTTTGCTAGCGATGTATAACCCGGTTGATGTTGCGGTCGATGTAGAAGCCGCCTTTGCAGATGTGAAGGCAAAAACAAACTTTACCGATGAGGCGGAAGAAAAGAAGTACAAGCAAGCCACCATCGACATGTCGACCAAGATTGCCATGCCACTGCTTGAGCTGTTTGCCTTGCAGGCTGCTGGCAGTTCAGCTGGTATTGCCAAGGAAGATTTGCAGCAGTTTACCTCGCTTGCAGGTAAGGCCGGAGTTTCCTTTGATATTGATGGCGCGCTTGCCGGTGAAGTGCTGGCGAAGACCAGAACGGCACTCGATACCGACCTTGAAGGCCTGACCGATTACGTGGATGCGGTGAACCACCTTTCCAACCAGACGTCCTCGGCAGCACCAGATCTGCTTAACTACTTCTCCCGTGTGGCTGGCAGCTTTGAGAAGGCGGGGTTTACTCAGAACCAAACACTAGCACTTGGCTCGTCCATGATAGCGAGTAATTTTGCTCCGGAGGTTGTTGCCACCACCTTTAAGAACGTTACCAAGACCCTGACCGGCGCGGATACGCTCAGCAAAGACAAGCGTGAAGCCTTTGATGTGATTGGACTTGATCCTGTTCAAGTTGCGAAGGACATGCAGGTTGATGCTTTTGGCACTTTGCTCAAAGTGGTTGAAAAGCTTGGAGAGGTGGAAGAGTATCGCCGCCTCGCCATTGAGCGGCAGCTCTTTGGAGAAGAAGCAAACGCCTTTGGTGGTTTGACCAAAAACGTCCAGCGCCTGAAGGATACATACAAGCTGGTTGAAAGTGATGGCCAGTACGATCCCAAAGATGACTATGCTGGTTATCGTGGCTCTGCTGAAGCGGAATATGCATCCAAGGCCGACACCACAGCGAACGAGCAACAGCTGCTTGTGAATGAGCTTTATGCTCTTAAAGCTGAGTTTGGGGAGACTATGCTGCCCATTGTGCGGGCTGTCTCCAGAAGTATCCGTGAGTTCCTCGCTCCACTTCGTGAATGGGTGCGTGAGAACCCGGATCAAGCCAAGCTTGCTGGCACCATTGCAGCTGTTGTAGCCGGACTGGTTGCCGTAGGCGGGGCACTGACTGCACTGGTTGCTACTGCAACGGTTGCGGCGTTTGGTCTTAAGATGGCCACCAGTACCATCAAGGGGCGTCGCGCTTCCAGTCTGCTAGGGGAGGTGTTGCTTGGTGAGGGCATTGATGGTTCTGGTCAGAAGTCCGGCTCAGCAGTGAAAGGGAAAAAAGGGCTTTGGGGAGCAGTTGGTGGTTTCCTCGGCAAGGCCGGGAAATTGACCGGTGCTGTAACCGGGGCGCTTGCTTACAAGGAAGTTGCTGAAGCCACCGGCAATGGGCTTGATTGGGCGGCAGGAAAGGCATTTCCGTCGCATGCCGAGGCTGGTCAGAAGGCGGATCTGCTTCAGCAAAAGCAGGATGAGTATTGGGCCACACGTGATGACTGGTGGCAGCGCTATAACCCGCTGGCGGAAACACCAAAAGAGCTAACTGCAATCCGCGATCAGATCTATGGACCACGCGAAACCAAAACCCAGAGTGCATTTTCCGGAGACCTGGCGACAGCTAAGGAAAAACTGGCATTCATTGACGATAAGATTGCCAAGGTAAAGGGCACGCCTTTAGAGGCATCTCAGCTCATGACCCTGACCAGGGCACGTGACCAGCTGACACAAACCATTGCAAAGCTGGAGAAGGAGTTGCAAGCCTCTCAGATTGCCCAGGCTCTGCAACAAAAGGCCGATCAGATTAAAGCGGTGGCCGTGCAAATGGCCACGCCTCAGGCTAAGCCTGTGCCGGCTTTTGCAAGGGGCGGTGTAACAGGGCGAGGGCCAGCATTGGTTGGTGAGCGGGGGCCGGAATACATCTGGACCGAAAAAGGCCAGTATGTTTCCAACAACACTCAGCTGAAGCAAATGCGTGCACTTGCGGCCTCTGCTGCGATTGCAATGCCCATTGGTCTTTCTTTACCTCAACCACCGGCACAGGCGGCTTTGTTCACCCCTCCAGCCGTTCAGCAGCAAGGGGCTGGTGGGTCAGCTCGCAGTGCACCAGTGGTTGGTGAGCTTCACGTGCATGTATCTGGTGGCAGTGGCAGAGATGCGCGCTCACTGGGCAAAGACGTGGGGCGTGAGACCGTTAAGGCGATCCGTCAATACCACTCAGATGGTGGCATTTAAGCGGGAAGCCTTCTTCTTAAAAAATCAAGTTGGAAGGGGCTGCTATGGCTGGACCTATTCCCATGGCGCTGGGGCCGTTTATGTTCCACGCGCACGGCTTTGGCTACACTGAGCTTGAACGATCACTGGAAACCCGTTGGTCAACTTTGGAAACTGCCGGGCGCATGGATGCCCAGCAGTGGACGGGACCAGGCTCTGAAACCATCCGCATCAATGGTGTTTTGTTCCCGCAGGAGTTTGGTGGGCAAACAACGCTTGATGGTGTGCGCCGCGCTGCCAAGCAGGGCGTGCCACTCATGTTGGTTTCCATTGGAGGCCGGGTGTTTGGCACTCACACCATTCAAGGGGTGGAAGAGGCGCAAAGCCTTCATAGCCGGATCGGTACGCCTGGGCAAAATGAATACTCAATCGAGCTGCTGGCTTATCCAAGTAGCTTTTTTAATGTGATTGGGGCAGTCGCTTCAATCTTCTAACGCGGTTTGTGAGGCAGCTATGGCGGAACTGATTGAAGTGGATATGGATCGTCCGTTGGATCTGATCTGCTCTCGATATTACGGGCACACAAAAGGCAGTGTTGAAGCGGTGCTGAACAAGAATGAGCACCTTGTGGGAATTGCTCGGATGGTACCGCGTGGAACCAAAATCTCCATGCCGGTACTAGGTCAGAACGGAACAGCGGCCACGCTCAAACTCTGGGATTAGATCATGCGGCCAAGCGTAAAAGTTACCATTGATGGCAAACCGGTCTCAGGTCTATTTCTGCAGCGTTTGATTTCCATTCGTGTGGTGGACCGGGAAGGAACACGCTCAGATACTGTTGATCTTGAGCTGGAGGATGGACCGCCTTTTGTCGCCCTGCCAAAACCGAAAGCCAAGATCAAGGTTTGGATGGGCTATGCCACACATGGCCTAGTGTACAAAGGTGAGTATACGGCCAGCGAAGTTGAAGTGCAGTGCTTACCCTATCTTCTCAACGTGCCTGGAACGGGGGCAGATGTGACTGAGGAGCTGAAGACCCAGAAAGAGCGCCACTTTGATAACAAGTCCGTCAAAGACATTGTAAAGCAGATTGCCGGTGAGCATGGTCTGAAGCCTGTCATTGATGATGGTGTTGCCGCCCACGTTTATGAGTGGCTTGGTCAACAGAGTGAATCGGATATGCATCTTCTGGAGCGCCTTGCCCGGCGTCATGGAGCGCTGTTTGCGATCAAAGATGGCCGGCTCGTTTTTGCTGAAAAAGGCACAGGCAAAAGCGCAAGCGGTAAAGAACTGCCGGTTCAAACCATCTTGCCCGCCCAAATCATTGAAGGCTCATGCCGGGTGCGGTTTGGCGACCGTGGTCGCTATAAGACGATTAAAGCCTATTATCAGGACCCGAACAAAGCCCGTCGCGTTGGAGTGGAGGCAAAAGGCGATAAAGACGGGAAGGGCACTTACAAGATCCGTGAGACCTTCAGCTCAGAAAGCGAGGCAAAAGAAGCTGCCAAAGCACGAGCGAAAGAGCTTTTGCGCGGTGAGGTGACTGCAGCTGCCACAATCGAAGGCAGGCCCGATTTTCTGGCGGGGCAACCGTTCATTTTTGCTGGGGTTCGCCCTGGCGTAGATGGGCTGGAGTTCATCGCCGAAAGCGTGACGCACACCTACTCAAAAGGCGGTGGTCTGGTGTCTGAAATTGAAGGTAGGGCCAAGGCGGCATAGTATAGGCTTTACAGGTTCACCGTAGTTTTCAGAGCAAGGAGCTACGAGAACCAGCCGAAGTTGAACCCAATCAGAATTAGGATCACGATGGAAAGCCCGATTGAGGCTATTGCCAGTTTATCTTGCGTTGACATGATTGTGCTCCTATATTGAAAGCCAAGTAGTCCCCCTGTGCTAGAGAGGGACTACCGGCTTCAGGTTACCAATGGTGTATGATGTTCACTAGGAGCATCAAGCCCACGATAATCTGAAGGAGAATTGCTAGAAGCTGTAACTTCATTTCGCTTTTCTCCTTGTGGTGGGGATGGGGCATCCATCCCCTTCACCACACATAACAACATACTGCATTTTGCAGGTTTATTCAGCTCCTGGTTGCGTCATCCGCAACTAATCCACCCGCCCACCGAGGCGGGTTTTTTATTGGAGTAGTTCCCATGAACATCACTGAACATGAGCGCGTGGAAGGCTTTGAGGCCTTCTGCAAGGGCCTTGGCTTGCGCCATTTTTCACCCCGTGAGCTGCTGAGCAAGGGGAAGGCGCATGAGACACCGGGGCATCGTGGTTTCGGCCTCAATGCTGATCCCCCGCCAGAACTCTGGGCCAATGTTATCCCCGCCATCACCATGGCGGATAGAATGAGAGAACACTTCGGGCGACCGGTTGTCATTCTCTCTGCCTACCGCAACGCAGTCTACAACGTGGCTATTGGTGGAGCCTCCCGTAGTCAGCACCTGAAGTTTAGCGCCTTGGATCTGAGCTGTCCGGGCATCACTCCGCAAGCCTGTTTCGACTGGCTCAACATCCAGCGCGATCGCGGCGCGTTTTGCGGAGGCCTCGGCCTTTACCGCAGTTTCGTCCATGTGGATGGGCGCGGCACCAACGCCACCTGGATCAACACCTGATCATCCAACTTCAATCCTGAAAGGACATTTCTGATGCAACGGATCTTTTCCCTTGCAATGGGCCTGTGCGCCCTTTGCTGTGCGCTTCTCAGTTTTACCAGCGCTGTATGGGCGGCAACTGAGGCCAGTTACACCATCGACCTTGCTCCTCTTGCAGATGCCGTCCTGCCAACGCTGATCGCATTGCTGGGAGCACTCGTCTCTGCCGTTCTGGCATGGGCCGGTCGCTTGCTGCACCGATACGTAGGCGTATCGCTGGATGAACGTCATCGCAAAACTCTGGAAGAGATTGTCGTTTCCAAACTGCGCCAGATGTTGACCGATGCCTATGAGGGCAACCGGGCCTCTATGCGCATCCACTCCAGATCCCGGCTTGTGGCTGAAGTTGCCGGCTACGCGGCCAGAAAAGCACCGGACGCCATTCGCCACTTCAAACTACAGCCTGCAGATCTGGCGGAGTTCGTCTCCGGACGTGTGGGGCCCAAAACCCTGCAGAAGATCCAGCAGGGCACGCGGACAACCGGGCAGGGCAGCACATGAGCCAGTTACTGCGCCTCGTCCTCAAAGCTCTGGCTGAGGCGATGTTCGACCGCCTTGACCAGAAACGCACGCAGGCCCGCACCGATGAGCTCATCAAAACGGAGGTGCATCATGACTTTGAACAGCAGGCCAGAGCGGCAGAGGCATCCGCTCATCAGGCTCAGCTGGAGCATAGCCCTGATGACCTGCCTGAGCGCCTGCGCAAGCACGGGCTCTGATCCGCCCGAACCTACCTCAAGCTATCACTGGCGCTTCCCAACCCCAACACTTCAGTCCTACAGCCTTACATACTCCGCCGGGGTTGCGCAGGAGCTGGAGAACCTGCCGCGGCATTCAAAGCTGCGACAGATCACGGCGCACTATCAGGCCCTGCGGCGGGCTGTGTGCGCGATCGACACATGGCAGCAACCGGCTTGCCAAATTCTGAAAGGTTCCCATGAAACATCTTCTGACAGTCATCCTGTGCCTGACGATCTGGGCGGGCACACAGCAAGCATTGGCCAAGAGCCGGACGTTGCCCGGGCCTTACACCGCCAAGATCATCAAGGTGATTGATGCCGACACCGTGCGTGTGGACGTGGAAGTCTGGCCGCTGGACTTCAAGCGCGTAGATGTGCGGCTGGAGGGCGTTGATACGCCGGAGAAGCGCAGCACGGGCTGCTCAGTGTTCTATGGCGGCAAGGCAGCGGATGTGCCGGCGCATATCAAACAGCGGGAGAAGCAATTGGGCCTTGAGGCCACGGAGTTTGTAAAGGCCCATGTAAAGCCACAGGACACGCTGTTGCTGACTGCTGTGAAGCTCGGCAAGTACGCTGGTCGCGCCGTCGGCAGGCTTGCTCTGAGTGATGGCAGGGATCTGGCAGAGCTCCTCATCCAGAACGACCATGCGGTGCCCTATGACGGCGGCACCAAGGCCGCGCCCTGGTGTCTGGATCAGTAGGCAAGCATACCTGAAGGATGCTTAGACCTGGCCTCCCCAAAGGCCGGGTTTTCTTTTGAAGATTGGAAGCACAATGAGTGACCCACTACACGCTTTTCTGGGAATTAAACTTGTACATGTTTCGGCAGGCTTCTTCGGTGGTTTGGTGCGGGCAATTGTTTCTTCAAAGGAGGAACGAAAAGATGGCTGGCTCCTCTGGCTCTTAAGAACTGTTGGGACAGCAATTGTCGGCGCTTTATTTGCCGGTCACCTGACGCCCATAGCTGCACCCTTTATCTCCAGTTGGTCTAACGTACGCGACGCCAGTGTGGAAGGAGCTACAGGGTTTGTTTTGGGCTTGTGCGGTTTGGCGCTGTCCGAGGGGCTCGTCAAGATTGCACGGCGCTGGCGTGAGAATCCCAAGATCCCAAAGGTTGGAAGCTAAGTCGTTTGGCGACCTTCTAGTACGAAGGTTTGGCAATACGTAAAAATCCTAAAACATCGTCGTGTGCAGCCCTTATTTACTGAAAACATTACATTAATGACGCAGAGGAAGAATCAGATATGCATGCTGCGTCGAATATTGGTCTAAGTGATTTATTTGACTGAATTATTTTATTCTAAAATGGGTGTTAAGATATGGGTTATCACGTCGGTGATCACAACAACAATGATATTCATGGCAATGAAGAAAACGATGAAATTTGGGGCCTAGGTGGCAATGATATGCTTTACGGTGAGGGCGGCGACGACCTGATCTACGGCGGCGAAGGCAAAGACTATATTGAAGGCGGTTACGGCTACGACAGAATGTCAGGTGGCGATGATGATGACGCTCTGCACGGTGAGCAGGGCAATGACTATCTTTACGGTGATCAGGGAGATGATTATCTGGATGGCGGTAGCGGTAACGATCGCCTCTATGGTGGAACTGGCAGCGATACCTTGTTTGGCCGCGGTGGTAACGATCTTCTCGATGAGAAAGGTACGCAAGGCACTGACAGGCTCTATGGCGGTGATGGGGACGACTGGCTAGTCAGCTCCACGGGAGCTCATTCTTATCTATCTGGAGGAGCAGACAACGACCACATCGAATCCTATGGCAATAACAACACTATTGATGGTGGTACAGGCAACGACGTTATTGTCGTGGATGCGGCTGTGAGCAGAAACAAAGTCACTGGTGGTGAAGGTGATGACTATATCCTTTCAAAAGGCACTCATGCGACCATTGATGCTGGAGAAGGTGTCGACACAATCGTATCTATTGGTAACGACGCCGAAATATCCGGTGGTTTAGGAAATGATACGATCTTCACCGATGGGCTGGATGCACTCATCGACGCGGGTGAGGGCAATGACATAATTCACTCACGGGCTGGCACTGCAGTGATCGAGCTTGGAGCTGGTGACGACGAGCTCAAACACTATGAGAATGGCATTGTAATCGTTCGGGACTCTGGTGGAGCACAAGACCGGATCATACTTGAGCAAACTGTCGGAGCTGATTTGGCCTTCTTCAAAGTAGGCAATGACCTCTTCGCTTCATCTCAGGATGATTTTGCAGATGGACAGCTCAATTCTGGCGTGATCTTAGCAGATTTTTACACCAGCGAGGAACATGTGAATTTCGTCTTTGGTAGCGACGGTCAAGGTTATGATCTGAGTGGCTTCCTTCTCTGATGATAAGAGGGACCCACCCAAATCATTTTTGGGTGGGTCTATGCCGGATGGCCGATATTTGCGTGTTTGCTGGAATCCCCACTCCAAACGATAGGCGGCGGAAGCGTGAGAGCGTGAGCGGGTAGGAAAACCTCTGAGGTCAAAAGGGCTTCGAGAGCGTTGAAGTCTTTACGCAGATCATCACCGGCCAGATAGGACTGTTTGACCTGCTCGGATGATTGACCGGGCAGGAACTGGGCGACGTTATCAAAGTAGCCACGTTGTTCCATCCATTCGAGCTTGTAGTCTGGATCGTTCATTTTCCGCTTCACACCGTAAAGATGATCCAGCTCCTTCTGCGCGGCGTCCACGTGCAGCTGATAGACGGCACGGTCTTCCGGAGTTTGTGCCTGCGCTAGATTGCTCTGAGCCTTGGCAAGACGCTCTTTATCCTGCTGGATCCATCGGGGCATCATGTCCTGAACCGCCTGATAATGTGCCGTGGCTTCATCAAGATATTTCATGTTTCTGTCGAAGCCGTCTTGTGTGGTTCTGATCCAGCTGTCCCGCACCTCCGGGCGTTCCATCCACTCTTCAAAGGTAACAAGCTGTGCATGCACCTGCTGCCCGTTCTCAATGGAAAAACCATTGCTAAAATACTGGCTTAAATGATCAATCTGCATTCCGCCTCCGAGAAAATAGTGGGGCATTTGAAAATGAATGATGCCGTAAAATCAGGCACCACTCTGAAAAAAAGCTTGTATTAATCTTGCATGCATCAAGGTTCACCCAAAGCGCTCTTTTGGCCTTACCAACAACTGGGAGCAGGGCAGATCCGCTCGCTTGCAGAGCTTGTAATGAGCGTCATTTAAATCCGCTCATGCTTTCAAATTTTAGGGGCTCAAAAGTCTCTCAAACACACAAATGCAACCATCATAAAATGCGCGGGTGTAGGTAAAAGGCATGTACACCTTAGATTGAAACAGGGCTTGGCAGGGGAGCGCGGCGAAACTTAGGGTTGGGCCGCAGTACCGCAACAACTCCAGAAAAACCAAGAATAAGGAAACTGGAAATGTTACTCCCTATCAATTACGGCTCTGTTTTGGAATGTGCGCAAAGTTTTGTGTTGGCCACTGAGAAGACGCTGAATGTCTATGCTTATGGTGATCTTAAGTTCCGCTCAGGAGAGAAGATCGCGAGCCTCGATGATCTCAGAACCACTGACGCGTTCACGGATCAGCTGAAAGAAGCCAAATCACTTTTGACGTCTCTTACCAAAGACACTTACACCGTTTCAACCGTTGGTGTGTTTGGCATGGCGGCAGCTCCGGGCAATCCATGCATTGGCATCATTGAAAACAGACCGTTTGTGCTCACCGATTGCTCAGGCTTTATCAATCATGTTGTCTCTCATGTGTGTGGAGGTGTCGGCGCGGCTCTTGATGCGAAGGGGGATAGGAAACTCGCAAATGTTTATGCCGCACAGGCATCAGATGAGTTTTTCATCAAGCAAAACATCACGGCGCATGATGACTGTACGGTCAACACCGGCCCGTTTTACATCGCGCGAGGCTCCATACTGGCGTGGTCTTTAAAGCAAAACAATGATACCGGGCATGTGATGGTGGTTGCGGAAGATACGGTGCTTCACACCACGGGGGCCACTCAGTATCTGAGCATTATTGATTGCAGTGATGTGCGCGCTGATGGATCTTCCGGCGTCAGCCAACGAACCATTTCCATGAAGCCCAATGACAGCAAATGGCAGGTTTCACTCAAGGGTCATGCAGTGCCAGACAACGAAGTTGAGCACATCAATGTTCTAAGGCTTAAATGACTTTGCTCCAGACCGCAGCCAACGTGGTTTGGCTGTGGTTGCAGGATGCTTATATCCATGACCAGATAATGTTCCATTCTGCAAATTGAGAAAAGTTATTAATTGATAGAACGCCCAGAGTAAAAGGCACTAGAAGCTCGAAGAACAAGCTAAAAGCACTTCGTAGTAACTTCATAGACCTTTGCGTTTTAACAACACGGTTTAACTGCTCTAGCCTAGCATTATGTGCATCTTCGTCGAGCGATACATCAAGGTCTCCGCTCGAAAATTTTATCCATTTATCAGATTCATTCTTCTTGAATTCTTCAGATAAATTATTAAGGCGTGTTTCATATGCTTGAATAAACTTAATTGTAAATAGCTTATACAGTAAATAGGCCTGAATAATTAGGAGAACAACTGCGCTATCTCTCAACAAAAATAGTATTTTTTCTCCGTCAGTTTCAGATACAAAACCACTTGGTAGGGTAAAATTCATATCATAACGTACCATCAAAAAAGATATCACCGTTAAGACAATAATCGACTTCCGAAGAGATTTTTCGTCAGCATCACTTAGTTGCGTAAAGAGCACTTCTTACTTACCCCAACTTCAAAGTTTTCATCATCAACATCATTAATTTTTTGCTCTGCTCCGGGGTATAACTTCCATTATTTATCTCATCATAGAAATCACTCAGAGTTTGCTGCATTTCGATTGTTTCTCCTCTCTCAAGGCGCTCCGCAACAAAGCGAGTAAGTTCACATAGCTTAATTGTCTCAGTTCCCTTTGGGGTAAGCGGAGCATAGATGTCGTCTCCAATCCGATTGATATGTTCTTCATACTCATCAAAATGCGGATGCACGATCGAGAATGCGCCACTAGACCTTGGGTACTCCACCATTGCTTCTCGGGTTAAAACCGCTTTCGCGTTTTTTCGCCCATTGCAGGTTGAACAGGCAACAGCAAGATTACGTGGTGTAAACATGAACCTTGCGTCTGTACTGCGACAAACAATGTGCTCTACATGCTGTACAAATGCGTTGTTTGTAATTTCACGATCACAGTAGCAACAACGGCCATTTTGCTGACGCAAGTAGTGTGCCCTGATAATTGCAACAATCGGTCTAACCTCATCGGCTCCCCAGTAGTTGCTGTCTAGATCACTATTCTCATAAGCATCAATGACTGCTCGATGGTCTTCGTTAAACGAGACGGCCTCTTCAATCATTTGCCCCCTCCGATTTTAGCGCTAGCAGTGAAGCAATAATTTCTCTGGAGCCTTCATCTTCAGGTACCAACGGAAGAATGTGCTCCAGCTCGTTTAGTAAGTTTTGAAATGCAGGCGTAGATTGCTTGTTGTCCGTAAGCATTGACAGGCACTTCACAACTCGTTCTTTGACAAAAAGATTGTTGTTGGATCCAGTGCCAAATGCCTCGATCAAAAGTTGATCGATTGACTTCTTGGTGATGTCTTCTGCGTGAATGGATCTCGTGTTTTCTCCTGCTAAACTGACGATCGTCGAGTTTTGGGCTGGTAAACTGCTAAGCACGAGTGGGGAATGAGTGGCAAAAATAAACTGAGCAGGAAGGAAGTCCTCGAAAACATCATCCAGAATAGAAATATAGTTTTCCTGCCATTCTGGATGAAGACTAACTTCGGGTTCATCTATCAAAAACAAGGTGTCTTGGTGCCAAGTGCTAGCAACATTCAGAATGTTTGAGAACATAGTGAGTTCACCTGAACTCACATTAGATAACGAGATTAAACCACCATCCGTTTTATTAATCTCGATATCTGAAATAGTAAGGAAGCCCAATCTCAAAAATGTGGAGAGAGCTTCTATTGCCTCAGACTCCCAGTTATCATCCATAAAATTGCAATCGAAGTTCGACCTAAAATCGAAACCTTCATCTCGTTTGCCTGTTATTAAGTTTAGCAGAAGCTCAGAGAGGCGTTCAATATCCTCGCGTTCCAATATCGAGCTTTTATAACTGCCTCCGATCAGGCTACTATTTTTGTTATGCTCTTCTTCGTAAGTTCTTATTTTCTCAAGCTTATATGAGGGACTCTCGTTTCCTAATAAAGCATCAAAAATAAACTCATTTCCCGAAAAGAAAGTAGCTGTGTAGGTTAGGTGTGGCTGATAGCCGAGTGTGTTAAACACCCTTTTAAGTTTCTCTTTATTGCTTAAGAAGCGAAATATGTTGAGGTTCTGATTAAATAAAAGGTTCAAAAAGCCACTGAAGGAATCAGGTGTTATGTTGTAACTCGGAGCGTGAACGTATTTGTTGTAAATGTCTAAAACCATACGATCGTCAGGATGTTTACCGCGGTTCAGATCATTATACAGTTTATTGAATCGGCTGTGACTCGCATTGCTTATGGCCGTTATATTGCTTGGAACAGGTATATCAAAAGCATCAACGTTTTTCCCATCACGTCTTGCATTCACAATGAAAGGATATTGGAAGAAGACCTCATAAATACTTCCATTGTAATAGTATTTTATTCTTCTGAGATCTGTCCCAAATTGAGAGTTTAAATCTCTGTTCCGAAGTCTGATATGTAAAAAAGCGGTAATGATTGAGGTGAGCAGAAAACTCTTTCCAGCACCATTTCTTCCAATGACTACCGTATACTGATTGTGGTGCAGCTGCTCTAAATTTGAAAGCTGAGCGGTGGTATAGGCGCTTTGATCGACGTCGCTCACACTAAGTACTGGCTTACTGCTAGTGTGAATGTGTTCGGGAAAAAGTGGAGTGGTCACTCCTTGGTTGATTGGATACTCAACTTCAAGCAGTCGAAATGTCATCGGGCAAATCCAAATTTAAGAAACTTAAAGTTGTATATTCTTGATGCGTGCCGCATTCAATCCATATTCATTTATGGTTCAGCGTTCTTCCGAGACATTGCAAAAAGCCCCGCCAAAGTGACGGGGCTTTCTGGTTATCGTTTGATTGGGATTGGCCATGCTTCGTACCCGTAATCGTGGGCATCTAGCAGGCGGTCGGAGTTTTTGACCCGACGAAAACGGCGGTAGATGAAATTGCCTTTGGGCGTGGCAGGACGCTTTGTGTCAGACATAGTGCTGAACTCTCTTTTTTAGGGGCACCAAAGTTGTTGCCCCTAAACGCCCTGTCAGCTAGACTAGCTGATGTGTAGGGGGCTTTAAGGACCATCACCTTTGGTACTATTAAAGTTTCTCAAAAGCGGTTTCCTCGCCAAAGGGAACCGCTTTTCTTTTGATAGTGTTTTCTTCGCGTAGCTTATTGCAGCAACGAGAACTAAGGTTGCACATTGCACTTCCTTCAACAAGAGCGTTGATGGGAACGTTAGCTGTTAGACTCCCAATAATCCACAACAAAAGGTGCGTGTTTTTCCTATCTCAAAGTATGTGACTAGTTGTGTTGAGGTGAGGGGCTAGATCCAATCATATAAAGTACTTCGAAAATATTCTGATATCACTGTGTAATTATTGTGTAATTATTGTGTAATCATTGCATAATTATTATGTAATCATAGTGATACTATTTTGGTATCATTTTGATATCATTAATACATCATTTTGATGCCGTTAGTACTTCGTTAAACCATATGAGTTGATGACTAATGTGCTTGTGTTCATTGACGCAAAAGTGTGCTGCTCTTACAAGGCTCTAACTCCACTTATCCCACCTCCCTTGACAACCTTCCCATCCTCCGTCAACCTGTCCACGCTCATCTGAAAGCGGTGAGCCGGGTTTAGCAGCTCGCGTATGCACAAGGCGTCACCGCGCCAAAAAACCGTTCTTTTTGAGCGCGTTTTTTGTTGCGTCTATGGTCAGGCGCTATGGGAGGCTTCGGCCTGCCGGTTTACCTTGTGCACCGGTCTGCTAACCCGTGGTGTCTGGCCGCCATTTTAGCAGGTGACGCTCAGACTAACTCCATGCACAAGGGAATTAGTCATGACAGAATTTTCCCGGAATACCTCACTTCAAGCCCTTTCCTCCAGTCATTCGGCATTGCTGAGCCTCGCAGCGCGCATCGAGGGGCTGTTTCAGGCTCTGGGGCATGTCTCCAACGAGATCTCCAGCCCAAGCCCACTGTGGAACGCAGCCGTTGCCTTGCAGGATGAACTCTCCGAGCGTCACGGCGATCTCATCAAAGAACTGGATGTCATGGAGCGCAAAATCAGCTCTTTGAACCGGGGAGGGCAGGCATGAGCGCGCTCACCATCTTCGACTTTGAAGACCACAGCCTGCGCACATGGGCAGACGAGGGCCTGTTCTGGTTCATCGCCAGAGATGTCTGTGCTGCGCTGGATATCAAGAACAGTCGGCAGGCTGTCACCAAACTTGACAGCGATGACGTTCGTGTCATTTCAAATGACACGAACGCGGGCAAGCGGCAATTTACAGCGGTGAATGAAAGCGGTCTCTACTCGCTCATTTTTGAATCCCGCAAGCCAGCGGCCAAAAAGTTCAAAAAATGGGTGACGGCAGAAGTGCTGCCCGCGCTGCGCCAGTCCGGCACCTACTCCATGGGCCCCACACCGCAAAAGCAGCAAGGGCCAGACGCAAAGCAGGTGCTGCTGGTCAATGAGATGAACGCCCGCGCCAATCTGCTCAAAGAAGCGCGCTACATCTATGGCCGCGAGGCCGCCATGACCCTGTGGGACAGGCTCGGCCTGCCGGATATCGCAGGCGAGGGCGTCAACCAGCTGGCCGGCACCGCCGCCGATGATCCCGAAGGCTGCCTGACCCACCTGATCAACTTCACCTGCGGCAAAAACCTCTCCGTCCGCATTGCCCTGGCCTTCGCCCTGTCAGATGACGTCGGCGCCCGCCGCATGGAGCAACTGGGCATCAAACTCCGCCCCCAGGCCTACCCCGACGGCGTCGCTATCGCCTACGATCACGAGTACCTGTGGGAGGTCTTCCGCCTCACCCAATGGCACGGCAACTGGAAACTCGCCCTGCAAAAACTGCTAGGCGCCCACCAATCCCAAAACGCCATCACCATAGACGGCAAGCAGCGAAGGGCAGTGATACTGCCCCTCGCGCTGGTGGAGAGTTATGTCGGCTGAAGAGAAGCCTCACCACCTGTTGGGGTGGTGGGGGTTAGTCCGGGAACACACAGTTTGGATCATCTCTCAACAGATTCACTGGTACATCTCGACCACATACACTGACGCCGGGTGAATATCGTTTGGAAAGAGCCTCAGTATAATCAGATCCGGCCCCAGCAGCTATGTCATTGCTGAAAAACTCTGCGGTGGCATTAACAAAACCAATAAAAGATTGAGGGTTAACTGGCGCCATTGCTTCCATTAAAGCATCAGTGCAATTCGTTTGATTTGGAACTCCGTCGACAACGTCCGTCCATAAGTTCGAGATAGCTGCTCCAATATCACCTACATCTTGCTCCCATTCATCCAATGGAATTCGAGCAAGCCCATAGCTAAAGTCGGCTAGTTGCTGGGAGCCGTTCCCGCGAACTCCCACAGAACCATCCCAACCAGTAACAGACGATGCCTGGCCCAATGCTTCAGAGACAACAGAGACAGGGCTCTGCCCTTGTCCAGTCCCGGCCATGCAAGACGCTAGCACTACGCGTTCTGGTTTTGCATTCGGAAAAGCTTGATCGAGAGCACGACCAAATTGGTCAGCAGTAAACTGACCAATAGCCCCACAGTTCCCATGGGCGTGCACCCAGAGATCTGTAGTGTTTTCAAAGGGTGGAGAATTTGGAATTAGGGAGAAAACTTGACCAACTGCATCCATAAAATAAAGATTGTCGTACTGGTTGGTTGCGGTCAGCCAATGCACAGTGAAAATACCGAGGGGATAAACATCTTGGCAGATGTCAGCTTGCACCAAAATTGATCGCTGTGCTGAGGCATTTTGGATACCTAACATAGCTGCAAAAGCCGTCGCAGCCAGAGCCAATTTCATTCTTTTCTTTATTAGAGACAT